GGGGGGGAGATTCCATCGAGGATTAAAAATGAAAACTGAAATTAAAGACGGCGGCCCAGCGTTCCCGCTTTGCACCCTCAATCCGTCGGACGGAACCAAGTTTCTCTGGCAACAGGGAATGACCCTGCGCGATCACTTCGCAGGCCTGGCCATGCAGGCGATTTTCTCGCGCTCAGAATCAATTAGCTGTCCCCAATCGAGACTCGACGATGTAGAAAAGTGGGCTGATTATTCATATCAAATCGCCGACGCCATGATAGCCGCACGGGAGAGGAAGCCATGAGCGACTACGCCGAACTGTGCAAAGACCTGCGCGAACAGCGAAAGCTCGACCGCGAGAGGTATGGCGTGCCGTGCCCTGAGTGCGTCAGGCTGCTGCCGAAGGCGAATCCATCCATCCTTCTGCCCGGCCAACGATGCCGCATCCACCGATACCGCGACCCGCGCAAACCCGAGAACAAACCACCGACCCCATGAAAACCACCAAACCGGAAGAATCACAACAACTAGCCATGCTCGAACCGCCAGAATCGCAACTGCCCGCGCGCCAAGTCGCCTCGCTCACAGGCATCAACATCGCCGCGCTGATTGACAAGGCGGTGGACGCCAAAGCCGCCATTGAAGTCTTGAAGGAACTCCGCGCGATGGAGCGCGACATTGCCGCCGAGCGTTCCAAGGCCGCGTTCGATGAGTCCATGTCCGGGTTTCAGGTGGAGTGCGAACCCATCCTGAAAGAGAAGGGCGTGCCCACGTCGTCCGGTGCGATGGCTTACAAGTACGCTCCGATTGAGGCCATTGAGATTCAGATTCGCCCACTCTGCCGCAAGCACGGCTTCTCGCACACGTTCGACACCGACACGACCAGCGCGGAGGGCTGGGTGATCGCCAAGTGTCTGGTGACTCACAAGGATGGCCACTCGCGCGTCAGCACGGCGAAGTTTCCGCTCGGGACCAAGACGAACATCATGTCGAATACGCAACAGTACGCAGCCGCCCTGACGTTCGCCAACCGCCGCGCACTCTGCAACGCCTACGGCTTGATTCTGGTAGGTGAGGATTTGGATGGTGACAGCGGCAGGCTTAAAGGCTCCAAAACCACCGTTCGCCCGCAAGCGCAACCCACCCACGACGACGCCACGAACAAGCGCAAGCTCGTGGACATGCTGCGGAATGTCATTGGCGTTGCCTCTGGTTACAATCTCGACTTGCGGGCAAAGGAACTGCTAGACGGTTATCTCCATGACGAAAACATCATTGGAGATCAGCAAGGACTGTCAGACCTGGCTGGTGCGGAACTGGCCAACGCCGTCGCGAAGGTTCAGGCGAAATTGAGCCTATGAAGACTCCCGAACTCGCCCGCGACGAGGGCGGTCGCTCGTAAGATGGACACTCAAAGTGCAAAGCCGATCGGAGCGCAGGACAATGGCGCGGTTCGCTGCACTGTCGGGTTAGGCGCACGGAGTGAGTCAGCAACGAGTAAATGGCGAAGAAACAACCCAGAGAGGGCACTGGCCAAACACCTGAAAGATGAAGCGAAGAAAAACGAACGAAAACACGAAGCGGGCGGGCGCGCAGAAACCCAAACGAAATGTGTCGAGTGCGGGATGGTCTTTGACCGCACGGAGGCACACGTCCGAGGCTTCCGAATCCTCAAAGGAAACCGGGGCTACAACTGCATCTGCGATGAGTGCGCCTAACGTCGCATTAAGCCACGCCGATGAAACCTGAACCGTCCAATCTCGCCGCGAACCCTGTGCCGCCAACGCCCCCGGCGCTGGCTTCAGTAAGTGGTTATGCGGTGGGTGACAAAGTGACGGCAACGAGAAACATCTGGAGTGCTGCCAACGAGGACTCGCCCATGTATCTCTGCGCTTATCGTGGCGACATCTTAGAAATCCGCCGACTTGGTTCGTGTGGGTGGGCCTGCTACGTCGCACATCCCGAAAAAGAATCCGGCCCAATGTTTGGTGTCGAGGCTGGTGAAATCAAACCGCATAACGCAAAATCACAAAAGGGCAAATGAGCTTTCAAAAGTGCCAAATCGTCGGGGTGAACATCTCACCGACGACGTACCATCAACCTCAGAAACACGAGCGCGGGTCGCCGGAGTTTGTCATGTCTCAATCCGCACTTAAATCCTTCGGAAAATGCCCAAGCAAATGGAAGGACGGCGCCGAGGAGGATGACACCGCTTCAATGGCGTGGGGCAACTTGGTTGACACGCTCGTTCTCACGCCACAGTTGTTCGCCGAACGCTATGCCATCCGACCCGAGACGTACAAGGATGAGAAGGGCAACGTGAAGGACTGGCATCCGAACTCCAACACCTGCAAGGCGTGGTTGGAAGCCTGTCACAAGTATGGTCGAGAGGCCATCAGCCGGGGCAAAGAATCCGAGGCGTCCAAGGCAGTTCTCAGATTGAAGCGCGACGTTCGCATTGCCGCGTTCTTGGCGGTCTGCAAGTTCCAAGTCGAGTTGCGCGGCTTCTGGAAGGACGACGTGACCGGACTGGAGATACCCGTGCGCTGCCTTTTGGACGCCGTGCCAGAAGGTGACAGTGAATTCGGGAATGACCTTGGCGATCTAAAAACCTCCAAGGATGTTTCGCTTTACACCTTCCGCAGGCAGGCTGTCCGGCTCGGATACCACATTCAATCCGCTTTCAGCTTGGACTTCTTCAATGCTGCCAGTGGGCAGCAGCGCAACCAATGGCGATTTCTCTTGCAGGAGAGTGATCCGCCGTACCAGACGGGCCGGCGCATTTGCACGTCCTACGAGAACCCGCAGGATGCACCACCGCAGAACTTCATCCAGTTCGGGCGCGACGAATACAAGCGGATGATGCGGAACTACTGCATCTGCCTCAAGGCGGGCGTGTGGGGCGATTTCGATACGACCGACGAAAGCGTAGAGGGCTGGAGCGTGCTTGAAGCCGACCCATGGGCCGTGAATGACGCCCTGTTCGCCCCCAAATTCCAGTTGCCCGAGAGTGCGGAGGATTTACGGGTCAATGTGGAGGAGATCACACCATGATGACACCATTTACTCAGATAAAATCACAACAGTTTCGCATCTACGAATTAGAACAAGAACGCGACGCCCTCCGACAAAAACTTAGAACTTGCATGGAAGAAAAAGGCGGGGTCACAGCCAATTACCTTAAGTGCCAGAACGATTTCAATGTCCTGAAACAACAAGTCGCCGCAATGCGAAAGGATAAACCGTGGAAACAAGAATCATTTACAACTGGCTGATCGGAGGCTATTGGCCAGGCACCATTACGAAGCGCGGCCTCACAATCTGGATGGGCTACTACTTCAACCACGATACGCTCCGCGGACGCTTCTCCTACTGGCTTCTCAACCTCGATTGCGCCATGCGTCGTTCTCCGCACGACCTGAAATTATGGCTGGCCGACCAGCTTTCACGCGCGGCCATGCGCTTGCGGGGCGAAAAGGTGAGTGTTTTTGGATTCTACGATTACGCCAAGGGCAATCGCGCTGCGCAACTGTGCGATGCCGTGGATTTTGACCATTGTCTCAACTGGTCGAATGACGAGGCTGACATGATCGAGGAAAACCGGGCCAGACTCCAGGAACTTGCGAGCCTTGCGGGAGCGACCTGGAGAAGCAACCCATGAAACCCATCGCCAGCTTCTGCCTCGTCATCTTCATCGCCTTATGTGTGGCAGCGTTCGCTGCCGTCACGCTGGCGGCCATTTACTTCTTGGCGACGATCTTCAGCCAGTCCTAAAAAGTAAATCCCGCCAGCCCTTTCGGACTGACGGGAGCACTTGGAAAAATTCCCGGTTATGGCGTTCTAGGATTGATCGTCACCGTACCATCGGGAGACACAGAGACGGAATTGGTCTGTCCGCCCACGCGCACGAGCGAAGCATTGCCCCAAGGCGTGACCGCCTTGACCGCTACAATGGCGGGGTCATTCTTCAATTCGCGCGCCAGCTTGCCCAAGCCAGCCGTTGAGCAGCCGGTGAGCGTCATTGAAGCAGTCCCGAGCGAGAGCGCGCCGACCAGAAACCACAGACCCACTTTTCCACTGCCTGAAATAACATCTTGATCAAGGAGCGGATTCTGTTTCACGAGAGCTTGGTGTCCCCACGTCGCCAATCCGCCCATGACGGCGCCAACATCGCCGCTGCCAGTCCAATAACCGGCTTTTCCGCCAATGTAATCAAGCAGTGCGCCAATCACCGGGCCGCACCAAGGCAGCGCGGCATCGGGCACGAACTTCAACCATTTCTTTATGGCCATTACGAGCGCGCCGATAACTGGCACGAACAGGAACTTCCACGCGCTGAATCTGGCCACAAGGTCGTGAATCTTTTGATCGGTCGCGTTCAGTTCCGGTGGCGCATTGGAGACGGTCTGCGCCAGAACCGTAAACGCGAGTGCGAAAAGCGGGATGAGGACGAGAAACCAGCGGATGTGATTCTTCATGCCTTGGTTTTACGCCGATTGCAAAAATCGTGCAAGAAAAAGCTTGCGTGTTGTTTATTAACTGTTAAACATGCATAAGTGATCCGCAGCCGCAGCCGCAGCCACGGCGAAATTTGTCAGCCGTCAGCCATCATGTGTCTATGAACGCGACAATCTATTTCATCTACGAACTGGAAGCCGCGAGAAGCTTCTCGTGCAAGAACACCGTCGAGGACATCGAGGGAGAAATCCGCTACTGGCTCGGCAAGAGTCCAGGAATGTTCAAAGACCAGCTCAGGGAAATCGTCGTCGTGCCGGATGACCAGAAGAAGGACTGGATGTATGTGCTCCAAAAGCTGGAGGACGAACAATCCGAGGCTGAGGAACGCCATCGCCTCAAAGCCGAGAAACGCGAATATGACCGGCTGAAGGCGAAGTATGGCTAATGACCAAGCTCAAGCAATGACCACCGGACCCACAACGACCACTGAACTACCGGCGATCCCGCCGTTGGCTGGGCGGACTGATTCGACTGATTCTCGTCCGAATCATAAAACACTCGTCAGGAAATCCGCCGCATGGCTGCGCAACCGGAAAAATTGCAATGTGGTGTTCGCGGAACTGGCGACGCAAAATAACGAGACGCCGGATGTCATCGGCTTCCACGGTGCCGGCGGATCAATACTCGTGGAATGTAAAACCAGCCGCGCCGATTTCCTCGCGGACAAAAACAAAATCTTCCGGCACCACGAGGAAATGGGAATGGGCGATGCGCGATACTTCGCCGCACCCAAAGGACTGCTCAAGCCGGACGAACTCCCGGAAGGATGGGGGCTGCTGGAAATTACTGACGCTGATGGCAGAACCTACGAAACCAAACAGGCGACTTACAAGGAGGCGAACAAGCGTGCCGAGGTCAAGATGCTCATGTCGGCAATTCGCCGTCTGGAAATCTCGACGGCAGTGTTCGTGCGCGCCGAGGAGGAGAACAGTGCGCGCCCAGACATGGTGGCGCGATGGGCGAAAATCTGCCACGAAGCACACGACCGCGATGAAGCATGGATAGCCATGCTCCGCCGCGAAGGAATAAAAGCCGCGCACCCTGACGACGGCTGGGTGGACAGGGAGAATAACACCGTCCACTTCGCGTATCCGCAATTCAATGATGGCGCTGGCATCGGTGACAAAATCGCTCTCGGCTGGGCATCCGACAAATGGCGCATCGTGACAATCACGGGCCGGGCCGATGGGCTGCTATTAGAACGTTGGGCCTTTTCGTCGAACTGATAACATCATGGGAAAGATTGCAACAAAAGCTCTGAGCTTCCGTGAGCGCCGCGCCGAATTCTCGACGCGCATCATGGCGAATGGCCGGCAGAACGCGCGATAAGTTATGAAACTGGTAAACGCCGGCGACAGAGTGGCGGAAGCCTCATTCGCCCCAGCGTCCGAACTACCAACCAGCATGAATGGCCGATGCCCTCACTGCAACGACTGGACATGGGAACGGCTGTGGGGTGCTCTTGTCCAATGTCTTCAATGCGGGAGGCGCTACTACCACCGGGGCTGCGAACGGCGAATGCAGCACGACGACAAGCTGAGGCACTGAGGCGATGCAAACGAAAATTTTACTCTGCAAGAAATGCGGAAAATATCTGGACGTATGCAAATGCGCAGGGGCAAAGCCTCAGTTGCATCCAACGGGTGTTATGCGGCCACACCATAGAAAGAATATAGTACGCGAAGCAAAATCTGAGATCGAGTGGTGTAAGGATCAGATTGCGCTGACTCAACTCGGCGGTGAAACAAAGCCATACACGCGAGCCGAATGGATAGTCTGTATGAATCGAAGAATCGAGGCGAATCAACAAATACTCAAAAAGCACAATGCTCTGGCCGCATAACGAACCCATGACAAAAAAAGAATGTATCATCAAAGCCTGTCAGGTAATCCGCAAGCGGGTGCGCTTCGATGGCGCGTCAATCTCGCTGCCGACGACTCCGTTTCCGGGTAATGACACGAAGGCAATCCGTGAGGCAACGCGCCTCTACGTGGAATCGTGGATCGTGCCACTACTCGACTCCATCGAATCCGGCGACATGACCCGGATCCGACAATACTACGAATTTGAGAAGGGCCACAAAATGGAGTCGCCCAACGTAAAGGTGGGCGGTCAGAGTGGGCGCGAGAATATGAAAAATGAAACTCCGAGAAGCGATGCTGCCGAAGAACGAACACGGCTGAACTACGAGATGTCTCGCGAGTGCGGCGACCCGCCATATCCCGGTGCTGACATGGCAGACTTTGCTCGTGGGCTGGAACGCGAACTGAATGAGGTGCTGGCGGTGTTCCGCCACCGGCATGTGAACAACGGCGAGAATGATGGCTGTAAAAAGTGCGGCCTCGATCTGCGCCACGAGATACATGAGCGCGTGGCCGCGCAGCCCAACGGCCCGGATGAGCGGCCCGGCGCTAACACCCCAAAACTCTGACATGCAAAACGACCTTCTAACTGCTGACGCTCCGCCGGGTTCACACCAGCGCATGGTTGTGCCCATACTACCGACATGCACACAAACGAAAAACTAATCTTCGAGGAAATTACAAATCCGAATGTCCTGCCAAAACTCAAGCTGGATGTCGTGGAATGTCCCGACTGTCACCACCGCATTGCAGTGCCGGTGAAATATACTGACTGGCAAGAAACCGCTGAACGCTATCGGCGCGCATACGAAGCAATGATGACCAAACTCGGCGTGCTGCTCAAAGAGGCCGGTGAACAATTCGACGTGCCGTTGGTGGAATACTTCGACACCGAACGGCAACTGATGATCCAAATGCTCAACGAAATAATCGCTGGACTCGATAAACGCGATGAATAGGCACAACGCCCGAACTGAGCGACCGGAGGCGAAACATGAATAGCGATATACGCATGATGAATGTGGAGGATCAGCAAGACCTAAAAACTTTCGAGCAGGACGAGCCTCCAGTTCGCTCCAGTGAGCTTTTTAGATGCGTCGAAGTATCAAGTCAACTAAAAGACAATCTGACCGTGATGAAACGGCTAATCGGCGACAAATGGCAAGAGTCGTCGAAGGAATATCGGGTCATCCTGCTCGCAGTGATGGCCGCAAGCGGAGACACCAACCCGCTAGGCTGCGCGATACCGATGGCAAAGGAAATGTCCGAACGAGGACACAGCCCGCTCATGCTGCTGGCCGTCGCAACGGAAATGAGCGAAGCATCTGACGTAGAGCGCAGCGACGGCGCTCAGAAAGACTCACGATGAAAAAGAAAACACAACAGCGCCGTTCGCTGCCGCGACGGGCTATGACTCCGAAGGGTTGGCGGCGACTGCTCGTGGGAGAGATGACCAGAAAAGGCGACTGGCTGGAAAATGTCGGAGATGGTCCGTGGACACGTCTGCGCGTCCGTTACTGCCTTAAAGAAGTAGAAGGTGATTGGCGTGCCATCATCCGCCGGACGACCTCTCGCAAAAGGAGTCCTAACGCAGACTTCAGACACCCCGCCACACCATGACTACCGAACTTAAAATGACGCGCGATGGCGGGGTTGTCTGGACTCTCTAACATGAACGCAACATATCCAACCGTCGAAGAGCAGGAGAAACTAGAACCTGCCAGAACTGTGCCCCGCTGTCGTGAATCGCAACGCTGGCTGAAAGAAGCCGACAAAATCATCGCGGCATACCCGGAGAAACACCGCGAGTATCACGCAATGGTGCTGCGGCATACCTACGAGAACGGGCTGTATGACACGAACTGTGCAATCAAATCTCTCATGGCGATAAAGGAACTCATCATCAAGGGTGAATACTCTGACGAGCGCGTGCTGGAACTGATAAACGAAGGGCTGCAATGAATCTCGTGATGCTCATAGAAGAAGGATGCCGGGAAGTCTATGTGAACCCGGAAAGCGTCGAGTCAGTCCAAAATGCCGCAGGCGGAAAAGACTCCATCTTGTATCTGAAAACCGGGCGAAAGCTGATAGTCACCGGGTCAAGTGGCGATGTAATGTGCAAACTCAAAGGCATACGCTCGTGGAGAGACGCCCTGAAATGAAAACCTACACTGCCGAAGATTTCAAACGCTGGGGCGCGAAGGGCGGTGCAAAGTCCAAGCGTGTGCTGACCAAAGCACAGGCCAAGGCGATGGTCGCCGCACGGGAAAAGAAACTTCGGAAAACCAAGCGCGTGGCCCGGCGTGCTAACGCAGAGGTCAGCCATGAGTGACGCGCCCGCGACATCCGAATCCACGCAAACCGTCAACGCGGCACTCATTGGCTGCACCGACGGGTTAGGCGCACGGGATTGGAAGGCATACCGGCGCATCTGGAACAAGACGCACCCTGAAAGCATCAAGTCAGCACAGAAAAAACTGAGAACCAAAAAACATGAACAAGGCGAAATCGTCAACCAAGCCGAGTGCAAATGCACCGTATGCAAAAGCGTCTTCAACCGCGATGACGCGCACCTGCGGGGATACCGATTCCTGTCGCGCTTCGTATGCGTGTGCGACGAGTGCGCCTAACGACCAAGCTCAGCGACCTGTGCCGGAGACAGGCGTTGAGCGGAAAGGAAACGATGAATGAACCAACAGCGGTCGTGCGTGAAAAGCGCGGCACAGGTTCTCTGGAGCGCATGGTTAGGTGTGCGTCGTGCAAATACTGGGGAACTAAACCCGGTGAACGCGGCAATCCTCGCCTGCGGTCCTGCAACCATCCAAAGCATGTGATGGGATACCAGTCCGCCGCCGCCGTGCCAGATGACGGAATGATAATCGAATCGGATGAGGGATGGGGCATCGAAGTTGGGCCTCTCTTTGGGTGCGTGAATGGTGAGGCGAGCACACCTAACGGTGCGCTATGCGACGGGGATGAGCCGCCGCAGACGTTGAAATCGAAACAATCGTGAACGGCTCATCCCCGTTCGCTGCAGCGCATGGTTAGGCGACTGGAATAATTTTTGGAATAATTTATGAACGAGAAAGAGCAAACCGATCACTTCGCCAACGATGTGGACAACCTGGTAGAACGTTACCGGAGCGAATACGAGATGAGCTACGCCGCCGTCGTGGGCGTGCTCCAAATGAAAATCCATCTACTGTGCGACGAAGCATCGGAGCGTGGTGATGAAGTCGCCCAACGTCCGCATAAGCGATGGCGGACACGAGACGTGAAAATTAACTGACGGCATCGCCCGCCATTCGCTTCATGCGGTGGTTAGGCATCCGTCGAACCAACAAAAACATGATACATATAATCGAATCCTTCGCCTGCGGACTCGCGTTCGCAATGGGAATAACCTCGTGGTTCTTCATCCGCGACTTGGCGACCGTGAAAGGTCGCGAAGAACTGAAAAAAGAAATGCACGAACACGCCAAGCGCGTCGAGGACAGGCTGGCTGTCCAAGTCTCGACGATGCTTGTCTGTCTCGACGAAATCAAGAAGCGCAAGGATGCCTAACGAAAAAGCTGACCGATGAGAGGGAGCGCGCCAACGACGTTCGATTCGAGAGTGAGCCAAACGCGCTCCCTCTCATTCGTGTCCAGCGCATTGTTCCCCGACTGGTCGAAAAAGAAAAGCTTGACACCACAAGCGGCTTGTGATACAATGCCAGTGAAGATGAAAACTGAACTCATCCAAATCGGGCTGACCGCCGCACAGGTGGACTCAGCGGACTGGCTACTCGGCTGCCCTCTCTTTTACGATGCCGCCGAATCACTCGCCCACAACTGGGACGAGACACCGGAGCGCGCCGCCGCAATCGTGGCCGCTGCAAAACAAGTGAAGCGTGACGGGCGGACTCTGACGCTGCCAAACGACCATGAGGTAATCGAATACCTGCACCAATACGCCGAGCAACTGGCGGACATGAGCGCAAAGGAATACCTCGATGAACTCGTGGGCAAAGGCATCCCGCACCGTGAAGCTCAATGCAAGGTCAACGCCGCCGTGCGGTCTGCGGAATCGCTCGCGGAGAAAATCGCCTGCCACCTATGAATCCCGAAGCTCGCAAATACCTCGCCAGCATCGGAAGCAAAGGCGGGAAGGCAACCGGGACAAGCAAGCGGCGTGGGTCTGCCGCCTACTACAAACGAATCTCAAAGCTCGCCGCGAAAGCACGAAAGGCGAAGTCGGGGAACTCTTATTAAGCATCATCCACGCATGTTTAAGGATAATTTCATAACGGTTGCCAGAGCACACGGGTTGCGACTCCAGACCGAACGCGCTTATTACGGCGCGGCAGCCAAGCATATTAAGTGGCTTGGAGCGAGGTCTGCAAAGGATTTGGAGCGTGATCCGACGAAACAATTCCGGGATTACCTCACCATGCTGGCCAATGTGAATGGCGATAGAAGCGAAGGCGACGAAGGCATTTCAGCTTCCAGCCAGAATTTGGCATTTCACGCATTGAGATTTCTCTACGAAAAAGTAATCGGCATCCAGCTTGGAGACCTTTCAAACATTCCGCGCGCAAGCGGGCACGAAAGAATTGTGGATGTGCCCCCTGACGATGTGGCGATAAAACTCGTGCAATCAGTGCCGGGCGTTAACGGAGTCGCGCTGCGCTTGATCTATGGCACTGCCGGACGGCTCAATGACATTCTGAGATTGCGAGTTAAGGATTTGGACTTCCGCAGGAAACTCGTGAGCGTGCAGGAGAGCAAGGGTGGTAAATCACGCCTCGTCCCAATGCCGCCTAGTCTGATTCCAGAACTTTCCGCGCTGGTAAAGGAGCGGGAAAGGATTCACGAGGCAGACTTGGCGGACGGATTTGGGTGGGTTCACATGCCGGGGATGCTGGCCAAAAAATATCCTGGAGAGGAAAACTCGCCCGGCTGGCAGTACCTGTTCGCATCAGCAACACTTTCCAAAGACCCCATCAGCGGAAAAACGGGGAGGCATCATATCTTTGACGTGACATTGCAACGTGCCTTCGCCAATGCGCGGCGGAAGTTGCGAATCAAACGGCACTACACTATTCACGGACTCCGCCACGCTGCGGCTCAATGGATGGAGCGCAACGGGGTGACGCGCTCAACGATTCAGGAAATTCTCGGGCACGAAAATTCGAGTACGACCGACCGTTATCTCCTATCTGGGAAACGCAGCGTGGCGAACGTGCCGACGCCAATCTAGGGATGGTTTGTCGCCGACGGATGAAAGTGAGCGACCTCCATGCGAACGGCATCAAGTTTGTTCTCCAAATCCATCATGTGCCGCCATTGCGCCGCACGGGCGTCCTTTTCATCCTGCCGATGCTGGTTGAAGTGGTCACTGGTTACGAATAACTGATAAGCTAAAACGAGGGATAACCCACCGCCGGCAGCCGTGGACACTTTCCCCTTGTGCTTATCAGCAATGTTGCGCGTCCGCTGAAGCAATGTGGTGTCGCCGCTCATATTTAATTTATTAGTGGTTTATGACGCTTGATTGTAGGTGGATTCATCAATTTGTGATTCGCTATGGCTGACAACCAAGCAGCAAGTGTTCGTGTGTCTTTTTGTAAACTCTTATCTTCTTCGATTTTTTCGCACTGAGAAAGCAGCGCTCCCCAATCCTCAAAAGTCAATTCATAGTTCCTGTCAAGATATTTGTCCAGTAACGCATCTATGTTAAGGTGGTCATCAGGACTATGTAACAACTTCGCAGCTTTTTGTCCAAACAACGCCATCACTGCTTCAAGACGTGTAACTCGCTCACTCATTTTCCCGTGTGCGTTAATAGCACTGACTGCAAAGACAAGAAAAACACTCGCAAAACCACCAAGCAACCACAATGTAATTGATTCAGTCATTTAGTAAACGGATGTTCTGGGTGACTTGGTTCGTGCTCAGTTTCATTTCGAGTGTTGCACCACGAACGGCGCGCTCAAAGCTGTCGTCGTGGCTGAACCGCCGTTGGCGTGATCCAGGTCATCAAAATAGATGGTGTTTCGGAATCCACCCACGCTTGCCACATGCCCCGCCGAATCCACGGCGATTGCACTGCCACTGGTGGGGGCCGCGCCGCCTGCCCGCTTCACCCATCGGCTTGCGCCCGTGCTGTTGGCGCTGGCGATGAAATAGGTGGCATTTCCGCTTAGAAATGTGTTTGGAGCGAAGGAAACAAATGACGTAAGCTGGCCGGTGTAGAAGATATTTCCGCTGCTGTCCACCGTCACGGAAACACCCAAGTCCCCTGCTCCATAGCCGTAACCGGGAATGTTTGGAGTTCTGGCCCACAAGTAATTTCCACTCACATCGTACGCCGCAAGAAACAGGCCGCCATCGTTGTTGGCTGTGCCGTCATAATATGCCACCACCGGGCCTCCCACGGATGAGGAAGCACGATAATTCCCCGTGGCGATGATATTTCCGGTGATCGGGTCAGCGGCAACAGCCTTGATGCCGTCGTCTGAAGGACTACCTCTTGGCTTGAACCATTTGCACAGCCCGTCCGATCCTGAAAATTTTACCAGAAACACGTCGTAACCCGCACTGACCACACTCTGGCCACACAGATTGACCGTGCCATTGTATCCTCCACACAGGACTGCATCTCCGAACTTGTCAATGGCCAGAGCACTCGGGCTGTTTAGAATCAAGGACGATGAGGAAAACCCTTTGGCCCAGAGCGCCGTGCCGTTATTACTGGATAGCTTGGCGACAGCGATGGCATTACCGGGACCGGTGTTGGCGACGGTAAAGCTGTCAAACACCATTCCAGTGCCGACAAACTGACAGGCAACAAACACGTTGCCGCTTCCATCCAATGACACGCCTTTGCCTCCTGAACTGGATGACGAACCAAAGCGTCTCGCCCAGATGAGAGTGCCCGGAACACCGGAAGTGCCGGGAGAATATTTGGCGACATACGTATCGGTGGAGGCCACTGCCGTCAGCGGTGTGCCGCCGAAGTCCACCGTGCCTGAAAAGAATCCACAGACGATAATGTTCCCGGTTGAGTCCGTGGCCACACCCGTCACATCTTCATTGTAGATGCCGCCGAGGCGCTTCGCCCAAAGCAGACCGCCCTGGGAGTTGTATTTGACAACGAAAATGTCCGTTCCGCCCGCTGATTCCAGATGAGTGTTTCCGAAATCAACGTAGGGAGCGAACGCACCGGAGGAGATGACGTTTCCATTGGCATCAGCGGCCACGGCAGTTGGGCTGGCGTTCGCGTTAAGCACGCCGATACCAACCCATCTGAACGTTCCCGGAACGGGCGCATTGGTCGGCCTGGCCACGACGCGATAAACCATCATACTGTTCGTGCGTGGGAGTTGCAGGACGTTTGTGCTGTTGGTCGGTGGATACACTGATGAAGCTTGTAACCATGTTGCGCCGCTGGGAACCACTGTCGGTTTGCTCTCGATGAAACTCTCGTAACTATTGGTCGCCGTCCATTTCAGGACGACGGTGTTCGAGCTTTTCGTGATGAAAATGGCGGCGGGATATGAACCGAGCGGTGTTGTCGGAACTGGTGGAGGTTGTGCGGCGACCATTGCAGCAATCTGATTCGTGGTCGGCACATAATAGTTCTTCGTCGGATCAATTGCGGCCGTGCTCACCATCGGCTTGTTGAGCGTGTCGGCGCTGGCCGCGTCCTTCGGGCTGCGGACTTTGGCGTTCAATGGCAGCACAAGCATCATCACGCACGCCGCAAGCAGCGTGAGGGCCAGAATCTTTTCCTCGGTGCGCCAGTTCATTGCGGATGCCAGACCATGATTGGAGTTGCCACGCTGTAAGTGATCGTTGTCCATTCTCCCGGTTGGAGCGGAATCGTGTGATCGCCAGAAACCAGCGTTCCGAAAATGGCCGCGCCGTTCAGATTTACCGCCGTGGTCGCGCCGTTGGCGTCGAGAAATACATTCACGTTTTTGGTGAGCGTGTTCGTCCAATTAAATGGAGATGCGGTAACACTGATACTCGTTGAGGCCAGTTGGTTGGAGGCGTAGGAAGCGACACCATTCGTTACATAAATCTGTTGTTGCAAATGAAGGTTGCTAAGGAGCAACGAACACGTCACTTCGCCGGAGTTCACAATCCTGCCGATATTCACCGCACTTGGCTCAAGACCGATTTGGGTTGACCCACTTCGCGGCACGAAGAATCCATTGCCGGTGTAGGAGTAACCCTGAACATTCAAGTCTCCAGTCGCCACATAGGCAGTGGGGACTTGGAGATTGCCGCTGAGATTGGTCTGCCCGCCGTTCGTCAGGCAGAGGGTGATTTTCGTGACGGTATTTGTTCCGGCGGTGAAGGTATGAGTGTTGGTGTTGATTGCGACCCACTCGAACGGCGCTACGGGATTGCTAGACAAAAGGAATGAGAAAGAGTTGGCGTTCGTGAGAAGCGGCCCAGGCGGGAGTGCGTTCACCTGAGCGAAAGTGGTGGCCGTGCCATCGGCGTCAATCGGGACTGCGCCGCTGGCGGTGGCATTGGCGATACCACGAGCACCGTCTCCAACTTGCACACGGCCACTAGTGAGCGTGGCGTTGTTGGTGGTCAGCGTCGCGCCGGTGACGTTGCCGACGGGGATGCTGGGCGACACTCCGTTGGTGGAAACCGTCCGTCCGTCCGCACTGACGGTAATGCCGCTGCCAGCCGTGACGGTGTTGGACATTCCCGCGCCGTTGCCGGTGAAGCTGCCGGACCAACTGTTGCTCGGGTTGATGCGGGCGGTGGGGACGGTGCCGCTGGCGAGGGCGGAGGCGTTTAGATCGGTCAGGCCCGCTCCGTTGCCGATGAAGTTGGTGGCCACAACGCTGTCTGCGGACAGCGTTCCCAACACAACAAGATTAGTGGTCAACGCGTCAGACTTGATTCCCAGCTTGGAAGTTCCGGTCGTTCCGTAAAATTGATTGGTGTCAAATGACTGGAAAGAAGGATTGGCCCCAAAGGCTGAAAGGGAAAGTAATAGCGCGCCGAGTATCGAGAATTGAATGAATGATTTCATGGTTTATATCCAGTTTTGGGCACCTGCATCCCAGGTCCACTGCACGGAGTCGTTCAGATTGGTGTACTGCGCCGGCTTGGTTGGGTCATCCGGTATCAAAGCCCCGGGGTCGCCGGAGCCTTCATAAAGTTCCTGCGATCCACCCGTGCCACCGCTGGCAATCTGGCATGATAAATAGGCGATGATGGCGAGAATTTGTTTCTCCGACAGGCATGCGAAGCATTTGGTGGAAGCGATTAAATCAGTTGGAGTGCAGGGTGTCATAAGCTCAAGGATAAACACGGATTTCCACCCATACGCGCTCCGGCTCGCCCGCTACGGGGGTGAAGTTCCAATCTTGAAATTCCTGTCCATTGGTGAACTCCATAAACACTATATTCTCTCCCGAAACGTAAGTGTTGTAGATGGTGCCTTGCCCTGAATCGTTCACCCCCATCGTTGAAAGCACAAAAGTTTTTCCAGTTGGAAAAGCGCCCGCCAACGTGCCGATGATACGCCCAAGAGGCTGGTTGTACGTCCAGACAATAGGTCCGACACTGTTTTCCAGCACGGTCACGTCGGGCGTGGGCGCTGGTACAATGCTTGCCCGATACACCTTTTGCGTGTCCTGTCCCGCAATGCTGCACGACAGGTTTGCAATAATGGCCAGCAATTGCTTCTCGGATAAACAGAGGAAGCACTTGGCAGATTCGATCAGTTCGGCGGATGTGCATGACATCTGTTAAACAAAGTTTACGGTTTTGGTGTCGGACCAGCCGGAATCTTCGCAGGAGCATCCAACCCATCTCGCCTGCGCTTCCACGACATCTCCGGGAGAGAACCCGCTGCTGGTCGTGGAAGTATCCACGTTTTCTGACACAACCTCAGTCCACTCGCTTGCGGGAAGCAGACGATAACGAATCTGCCATTGCGGACAGGGGGCGCTGGCGGGCGTAACAACTTCGGCGGCGATGCTTTCAGCCCCCGACTGGAACACATCCCATTCCCCGCTGGCGGGTATGGCTGGCGGCGTGCAACCCACCAGCCCGCAGAGCGCCGCGGCCCAGATCGCCAGCAGTTGTTTCTTGGAAAGACAGAGGAAGCACTTGGCGGAATCCAACAAGCTCTCCGGTTCGGTGCTCCCACCAGCAGCAACCGCCAATGAATAAGCGGTCGCGGCCAGCAGTTGCTTGAAGCTCTCGTCTTGGAACTCCTTCGCACTGTCAGACAATGCTTCGGGGGTGCAATCCACGGTTCAGGTTCCGGTATGCTTGCCTAATTTGCAGGCCAGCAGGATGAGAATGGCGTCCAAATCACTGAAATTCTGGAAACAGCAGCCTGTGGCCGCGTTCAATTCCTGGATGCTGGTAGGCACGGTCGCCCCGGCAGCCACCGCATTGTTGTAGGCGATGTTGAGCAACGCAATGCGCCTTTGATTCGGATTCATCGTGGACACCAGCGCCGTGGCATCTGCAATCAGGGTCGTGGTCATGGCCGCGCTGTAATCGGTCCCGCCGACCGCAGCCAGTTCCAGCACGTTCAGATAGATCATCAGCGCCTTTTGCTGAACCTCGTTCAGCCCGTCCAATCCGAACACGACGTTCGTTTCCGCAAGAGCGGATTTGGTGCAAGTCGGCATAGGTTACATTTCCTCTTTTGGTTCAAATTCTCCAGCCATCGCATCACTGCCCCCGGATTCTTCCGCCGGATGGTCGTAGGCCACGGTGATGCCGTTTTCGTCGCTGCTGACGACCTTCAGGCGGATAACGTCGCCAGGCTTCACCCGTTGGTCGCCAATGAGCGATGTCGGAATTACGGCTGTCTCGCCTTCGTCCGAGTCGTCCATTGCCTCGCCCGGATTACGATTTACCTCGTAGTCATCATCGCCTTTGGACATCGCGTTTGGGCCGCGTTCAATCATGCGAATCTTGGAAGCGTGTTTGATGGCTGCGCCGAACAGCGGCGCAGCCACCAGACAGTTTTACGTTTCAACACACATCTCAGGATTCGACGTGTAATACTGAGCCGCATACTGCGGAACATCGCCGCAAACCGGCTGGTCAACCGTGCAGGCACGGCCCGAACCGTCAATCAGGTGCAGAATCGGCATCACCAGATCGCGTTGTTCGTACTTGAAACCTGCTTCGAGGTAGCAGAGCCAGTAGAACCACCATTGCAACGCATTGTCCTTCGTGCAGGTCGAACCGTCCGGGTTGGGCCAGCTAATGACGCCATCCGGGTTGTGGAACTTCCAATTGCCCCACATGGCGCTGTTGATCGTGGGGATCATCTCGTGAATCTTCTTCGGACTCGCCGTGAGCATCGTCGCCGCCTTGGGATGTAGGATGTAGGTAATCGCGTACCGGGCGTTGAGCCACGCCGAATTTACGGTCGGCTTCTGGCCGGTCGTCGCTGCCGCGTTTGTGTACGGCAACAGCCGTTGCAACAAACCGTTGCCTGCGTGCTGGAACCGCAACTGTTGCGTGTCGAACGTGGGGGCAAACGGGCCGAACGGGTCGGCATTGATGCCCTTGCCAGGCATGTAGAGCGGGGAAAGCTCCTTGATGCCTTCGACTTTGAGAAGCGAGCGCAGTTCCGGGTTCAGTCCGACAAGCTTCTGGTAGGTGCGCGAGTGTGTCACCATGTTGAACATGCTCGCTGGCAGGCCGCTGGACTCGGAATAGCCCTTCATTTCGAGTTCCTGGCCGTAGGCGGTCAGGATGTTCCAGGTAAGCTCGCTGGTGGGCAGCAATGCCGTGCTGCCGAGGTTGATCGTCTCCAGGTTCTTGCCCGTGTTGGCGCTCGTGATGGCGAACGTGTCGTAATCCGATCCGGCGATTTGCAGCAGGTCGTGGTACGCCGTGAACCGGGTGCGGAGGTAGTCGGCGAAGAAGCCCAGCGGAATCTTCCGCAACACGCGATAGATTCCGCGAATCTGGTCAGACAGGTTCGGAATCTGCCGCAGTTCATCGAGGCACATGACGCGCGAGTACAGCGTCTTGTTCTCCATCTTGTAGCTGTCCCGGGTCGTGCCCCAATCCACGAACGTCTTGGGCGGGTTGCAGGCGTTCGCGCAATCCCCGGTCAGGCCGGAATCACGGTCGGCCCACGGCGACGTGTAATCCGGCTGGGCCACATGCACCTTGTCGAACACGCGCACTGCCGCGCCATCTTTCCAGACGGCAGTCATGTGGCGACCGAGGAACGGCGCGTTGGGCATGTCGGAGATGAAGTCGTTCAGGAACGTCTCGTCGTATATCGGAGTTTGTCTCGCAAAATCGTCTCGAAGTTGGTCGCACGATGTAGTTGGCATACAATCACTTAAATCTTTTTTGCTTCCGCATAAAATTGCGCGGCGGCAATGGTTTTCGTTTCGTTTGGGAGTTCTCGCGATTACGTGGAGCGCGGGCACGTGCCAACGAGGAGGCGGATACACTCGTTACCAACGCGCAACCGTTAAGCCCAAAGTCCTTGACCGGCAACTTGTAAAATTATTACACTGTAAGTATGAGCTTCAAAAAAGAACTCAGAAAATGGCGCGGCAAAAGACTTCAAAAGCAAGCCGCCGACCTTCTAAAAGTAAAAGCTCAAACGTACTCGACATGGGAGCAGGGACGGCGGACCCCAAGCGATTTGGCGCGTCTGGAATTGCGAAGAAGAATGTATGGATGCTGAATCCCAGAGAGCCTACAGAGTCGCAAACCACGAAAAGCTTCTGGAAATCGAGAGGCTATCTCGCGCCAAGCGCGTGGACAAAAATCGTGAGTATGCAAAACAAAGGAGGGCTAAAGAGCCGGAGAGAATGATGGCTTTCGTAAAAGCGTCGTACTGGAGGCACAAGGAAAAACGCTCGGCATATTGGAAGGAGTATTACCTTAAAAACCGGGAGCGGCTGATTTCCGACCGGGTGCGATGGTCAAAAAACAACCCGGAAAAAGACAAAGCCACAAACTCCCGATACCGAAAGCGCAATTCAGAAAAACTTTCCGCCAGCAACAAGAAGTGGAGAGTTGAGAAATTTCCAAGTCCGACAATCTTCCGGGGCCGCATCAGCCGTTGCTGATTTAGATTACTTCACCCCATCCGACAACCCCGTCAGCCCCGCCTTTTCCGCCAGCACAGGAATCTTTTTTGGACAGGCTTCGTCGTATTCACGTTTGAGCCGGATGTAATTCGGATCCGTGATCGTATCCGCCAGCTTTTCCATCGCCCGCTTCAAACTGGCGTCCGCAGCCGCGTAATTGCTGCTGTGCCGGAAAAAGGTGACGCAGTTGCTTTGGTCGCCACGCCGGTAAATGTTGGGCGGTTTTCGCCATTCCGGCCACTCATATTCACCATCCCAAGTGGCGAGCATGACCTTGCAGCCCTTCTTGTAAGCGAGCTTCCAGAGAGCATTTCGCCCATGTTCAAAATCGTAACGTTGCAGTTTGGTGTTCACCTTGATCGGATAATTGGCCAGCAGGCTGGGGGAACACCAGAAACCGGACGTGTTCAAATGCGGGCTAACCTCGTAAGTGGCCTGACTGCCGTACAATCCCGGGCCGTGCTTTTGCCAGACACTCACCATGCGTTGCAACCATCCCTGCCGTTGTACGAAAGCGGTGCCCCCAAGACAAACCATCATGTCCTCTGGAATCGTTTTGGACACGGCGATGAAAGCGCCGATGTCCCACCCGGAATCGTCATGCTGATAAAAACTGACATTGGGCAGCGTCAACAGGAGCTTGCGCATCTCCTGAGTCGGAGGCCTGCCTTGACAAACCACGATGATCCGATGCCCGACTCCACCTGGATTTTTCAGGCAGGAGAATACAAACCGCCGCGTCAATTCAATGTGCTCCTGATCGTGTGGGACGTGGACGTACACGACCACCACGGAAGGCGCCAGCACCGTCGGAAGTTCACCATTGAAACAGTCAAAATTGCCGGGAATCCGGGTGGCATTGTGGTCAAGATATGCGCCCCACTTGCGCTCGAAAATTGCAGTGGATTGCCTCACAAAATCCATCAGCGGATGGCCAAGTGTTTTCGTGCTCCGCCCTTCATCGTGCAAACCGCGGGCGAGCGGCGTGTACATGACGCGATAACCTGCACGCCGGATTGCCAGACATAGCGAATTGTCCTCGCAGTACAAAAAGAAGTCCCTGTCCCATTGCCCAGCTTTGTAAAACGCTTGCCTGCGGGTGAGCATAACAGCCCCGCGCACGTCCTCCAATTCCAATGGTTCCTTGAAAGTCGGCTCCCGTTTCCCCCAATCAATGTTTTCCCATCCGCGCGCATTGGGTTTTCTTAGACAACCTCCGGTTTGAATCCTGCCATCTTGAAATCTCAACTGGCATCCCACAATCCCCACATTCGGCGCTGCCACTTTGAGCATCTTTTGTACGGCATCCACACCAAGCTCCACATCGTCATTGCAGAATAGAATCCACCGACCATTTGTGTGCTTGGCTCCAAAATTACAGTTCCGGCCAAAGCCGGTGTTTGATTCCGAGGAGCACACGTAATTCACCTTGGGATGTTTCAATGCCTGCTGCGGCAGGATGCCAGTCTGGTCCCGGCAGACCACGATTTCACCGACCTGCGGAATCAACGCAGTCAGACATCGGTTTAGAATCGCCGCCTCGGGACGATAAATCGGCACCACGGCGGATACATCCTCAGCCACGGATGTATTGAAGTCGGTCGGAGGACTTCCATTCAATGCCTCTTGGGCCGATTGAAGCAACTGGCCTTTGCGATTCGGGAATTCCCCGTATGTGCAATAAAACCTGAAATGGTTGGACGGCGCGCTTCCATGCCATCGCGTTGGAACATCCGACAGCAACGCAATGGCCGGCGTCGTGGACGCCTTGCAGAGATGCAGGTGTATGGTGTCAATCGTGACGATCAACTTTGCGGCATCGTAGAGCGCCAGCAAATCCAACGGATGCGGCAACCGAATTTCAGAGAGACGAAGGATGCGATGTGTTGTTCCGAATGTTTCACGAATCAGGGAGACCAGCTCATCCATAAACCTGAACGGGCTGCTTTGGGAATAATCGCCTATCAGAATCGCAGGCTTTTCACCAAGATGTTGCTTCGCCAGCGCGCCGGCGTTTGCCGGTCTTGGCAACACCAAGGGCAGCGTGTCCCACAGATGCAAACAGCCTGCACGATCCCATTGGTCAAGCTGGAAAGATGACCGCCTTTTTTGAATTGGAAAATCCCGACCGAAGGTGGACAGGACAACCACGCTTGGGAATCTGGCCCTGGCGAATTTTACGGCGCCGGCCAGATCGCTCCAATGGCCATCGAAAATAACCGGAGTGAGATAGGGAATGTCGCTCACGAGCGGAGCAAATTCCTGAGCCGAGATCAGTGCTGGTTTCTGGCCGGTGCGGTTGAATTCAAACAGCAGAATCGGAAGCACCCCGAGAATGTCGCCGTGCTTTCCAAGCTGGAGATAGGTCTTGGGCATGTCACAAAATTAGATGCTTTCGTGTTCAGCACACCATTTTCTCAAACACGCCAAATCACAGAAATCATAGATAAACAACGTGCAAGGTTCTTCTGTTATTGGCATTGAAGCGTTACGCTCGATTTGAGGCGTGTAAATTGAAACGACCTTTCTCAATTCCAAAATTTCCCCAGAGACATCGTGCTCTTTGCCGCATTGGTCGCATTTATTTTTAGATATTTTCACGTCAACACCGCCTGAACTTCATCCTGTCTCAGCATTATCACACGACCGTCGCCTAGCGGCACCCATTGGCCGTACTGCTTCTTCCACCGCACCCGGTCGCCCACGGAGAACTCGGGTTCGATGACTGCGCCTTTCTTGGTCTTGTGGCCTCTGCCGATGGCCAGCACCACGCCTTCCTCCGGCATCGTGTACCACTGATATTTGTGCGGGATTTCCAGAAACGTCCTTGGCGCCGGTGACTCCGGCTGAATGAACACCCGGCCTTGAGTGGGTTTTACATTCATGCAGTTTTCCCAAAGCCTTCGGCCAGATCGTCACTGCCCATCGGTTTCTTTTCAAGAGCACCACCACCCCCGCCGCCTTCAATCTCGCCAGGATCGGTCTTGCGGTACCTGGCCAGTTCGGCGTCTTTGGCCGCAATGATGTCGTCTTTCTTTTTGAGCATGACGAGAGCGCGCGGAAAAGACGCGGCATAGCGGCGAATCAGGGCCGCTTGCTTGGCAGCGAGCTTCCCGCGTTCCTCCGGTGACAGCTTGGCCCGCTCCTGTGCAAATCCATCCAGCATCGTAAGCGCCTTATTCATGGCGTCCACCGCCTCGGGATTTTCAGGGTCGTCTCCAAAGTTCTGCGGGTACTTTTGGACAAGTAACTGCTCAAATTCGGAGTGCGTGGCGTCAAATGTCTTGGCAAAGCCCTGTTCCTTTTCCTGAAACTGACGGCGCTTTTGGTCGTAGGTATTGCGCTTCTCGGAAATCTCCTGTTGGCCGGATTCTTCGATGGAATAGAGCTTCTGCGTGTATTCCAACACGGCGGCGGCGTCCTCGCCAAACAACTGCTTGGCCAGCGTGCGCTGTTCGGCTCGGGAATTGCGCAGGGCGAACACACGCTCGAAATCGCGTTGCGTGGCAGCCCGGGTCTTTTCCTCGGAAATCAATTCGCCGTCGCGCTGAATCTGCTCTGAATACTTGACCTGCATCCCTTTTACGTCCTCGACGGCATCCTTCCACTGCTTGTTCCACTTCTCCTGATACTTTGTCTTGAACTCGGGACTTTCCTGAAAGTCGCGGGCGTACAGTTCAGCCTCCAAATCCTGCTGGCGCTTTTCGAGCGCATCATAGCGCGCCTGTTGTTCCGGGGTCAGAAACGGTTTCTTCTCCAATTCGGCCAGTTTTGAGGCGAGGGATTGGCGTTCGGTAGCCTGCGACTGCTTGAACGTCTCGTATTCTTCTTTGAGCTTCTTGTGCGCGATACGCAACTTCACCGGGTCTTTTTCTTCCTTCTCGGGCGCTGGCGACGGCGCGGGCTTGCCCGGCGATTCTTTGCCCGCTTCCGGCTTTGACTTCTCTGGAGATGGCGCGGGCTTCGGCGCAATCAGCGACTCCATTCCGCTGATAAGCGACTCACTACCGGCATCAGGAGCGGGTGACGGGCTTGGTGCCGGACTTGGACTTGGTGCCGGTGATGGCGATGGGCTTGGAGCGGGTGGCGCGATTGTTTCTGGCATGGTTATTCCTTCTCGGGTTCGGGGAGTGGTGACGTTTGATCGGCGTGCAGGGTGTGAACGGGATACTTGGCCGTCCTTTCCAGCTTTTCATGCAGATTGATGAACACGCCGATGAAACGGCGCACACCAGCCAGTTCGGATTCGGTCGCGCCATTGGCGGCGAACTGCGCCATCGAATAGGCGAGCGAGACGGTCATCCATCGCTGTGATGCCTGTTTACCAAGCTCGTCGGCGCTGTCCTTTTGGAACAACTGGTATTGCTGGCGAGGGTTGAAGTCGGTCATGGAAACATTATCCCCTCTTTGACACAAATGCGCCAATGACCAAACCGCTTGTGAAGCTTGCGCAAAGCGGATTCGTCAGAGCGTGCGATGATGTTTCCAACCCATTGCAGGTTGTGTGAAGATCGCGGTGTCCTGCCTGACCATGTTGCAAACACAAAATGTTTTTTTGTCATTTGGAATCCTCTTTCTCAAAATCGGAAAGCTGCGCATCCAGCCGCAACCGCACCATGACATTGACTTGCTTGTTAATGCTCATGTCCACATCAGGATAGAGCCTGCTTTGGTGGCGACGCAGCCGCTTGAGCTTTTTCAGGTTTTCAGGTGTCAGTCGGATTTGCAACGTGTGGACGATGCAATCATTCTGTGGCTGTGTCAAGGGTATTTTCCATACGCCGTTGTTCCAGCCGGTTTGACCGTGCAGAGTGCATCAAATTCAGGCTGTTCTCCGCCGATTGATTGAGCAAATCACGGTGCGCCTTCAAATCCTCGCGTTTGATGGTGGAGAGGGTTTCCAGATTGCGCCGTTGCTGTTCCAACTCGAAATCCAGTTGCTTCTGCTGCCGTTTCAAGGCGGCGTTCTGCGCATTGATCTGCGCCTTGACCTGCGCCATCATCACCGTGCTCTGCGCCTTGGCCTGTGCCGCCGGGTCGCCGCCTTGTTGCTGGCCTTGCTGCTTCTGGCTTTCCATGAACCGTTGTGCGAACGCCTTGACCTCATTCATCAGCCGGCCCAGAACATCCGCCAGTTGCTTCACGAGTTGTTTCTGTTGTTCGTCCTGAGCCAGCACGGCCAGATGTTGCCCGATGTTTTGCGCCGTGACCTGCAAGCCAATCAGTTCGTCGAGCGTACCAACACCGCCGGTCTGTTGAATCTTTTGAATCACCGATTGCATCATGCGGAGCAGCGTCGTGATGTAACCCTGCTGGTCAATTCCCTGCCGCATCGCGCATTGGACGCCTTGCATGAGCGTGCCGAACACGTTCTCGGCGGCATAAGTACCGTCGGTAGCTTGAACAGGGGCCGATGGCACCAGCAAATTGGCTTTCGCTGGATCGTCCAACATCGTTGACCAAACAATACGCTTGGCTTTTATTTGAGATTCCGGGTCCAGTTGTTGAAGATTTTCGTTTATCCACTGAGATTGCGCCTGTGCCAGCGTCCGGTCGCCTCCGCCCAAGACGCGCTCGGGCATCACGCGCCACACGGAATGGTCATGCAACAGGTTTTTCGGGATGCCATCCTCCAAACATTGTTTCTGGAATTTCTGAACCGCCGGGTCGGTCGCGTCCTCGTGGCAAAAACGGCGCACCAGTTCCTCGTAATAAAACGCCTCCTGCACGTACATGCTTTGCAGCATGGCGGAAATCATCATGTTGGCCATGTTCAGCCGCGCCTGAGCCTCAAACTTCGTCATCTCCTTGTTCGTGCCGTCGTTGGCGTCCTGCACGAACGCGGCGGCGCTTTCCTGCATGATCTGCCGCATCTGTGCCATGCCCGCCTGAACCAGATTCGGGTCAATCTGGTTGCGTTCCTCGCGCTTCACGATTTCAAACCCTTCCTCGATGAACCCGTATTGCTGGAGCACCTGTTTCTTGGCGCGGTCGCGGTCGGCGGGGTCTTTGATTTTGAAATACATCTTCAGGTGCTCGAAGATGCTTTGCACGAACTCGCAGCGCAGCCGGTTGAGCGTGTCCACCGGGGCGTACAGGTCAACTCCCAGCCCGCGCACGGAATGATACTTGAGCGGCGCCACGAGACTGCCGTCGCCGTACTGGATGTTCAGGATGTGGTCAATATGGTCGCTGAACACCTTCCCGCTGCCGTTGTAAAGAAACTGGTTGATGTCCACGTTGTCGTAGGCTTCGCGCAAAACGATGTGGCGATACCATCGGTTCGGTTCGTCCACTTCCTGATAGTAAAAGGCGCGCAGCTTGATCTTCGGGATGGCGTCATTCCAGTACCAGCCCTGATTCTGTTTCCATACTTCGGCCATTTCCTCGGGCTGGTTGCGCCACGTCGAGGGGGTTGTGTCGTTGTATTTCCCCTTCTGAGAATCCAGAATCTTCCTCGCCATCTCGACGTTCCATCCCTTGTCCGTCTTGTCGCCCTGGGTGATGGACATAAACTCGCCCGGCGTCAGGTAAAGGTTGATGGCGAAATAACGGTCGTTGCTGAAATCACAATAGGTGTCGGTCGGAACCAAAAAATCCTCCAGCGGTACGAATCGCCCCAGCCAGCGCCATTGACTCGGCCACATAATCACACCGGGACCGTGCATACACACGGAGGCATTACGCGATTTGATAAGGTAGTGATGCCGCTTGCCGGTGCGTCCGCGCTGCAATGGGATGTGCAGGTTCTTGGTGAACGCCAGCGACCATTCATCGCGTTTCTCTACCTTGCCAGATTCAAGCGCACAGTTGAAAAGCAGACCGGGATGCAGCAGCGCGTTGTCCAACTGGCGGTTCGCATCCTGCATGATGCGCTTGCCCTCCCCCCAGTTGACTGCTATCTGGATGTTGAACTTCTTTATCTCCTCGTTCGTGTATGGCTGTTGACCGTTGAAAAGCGTGTTGATCTTGGCCCGGTCGTGGGCGTGAATATCTTCGATGTCCTGCATGGCACTGCAAACGGCCAAAATCTTTTCAGGGGTTCCAAACTCAGGCCCGGCAATGTCACCGTTGGTCGCGCTCATGTTTTCACCTGTTGCGCTTTCAGCATCCGTCCCGCCTTCGTCCGCATGTCCAACTTGGGAGATTCAAACGTGACGGGGATGTGCGTGCCATTGGAACTTGGCCCGGGCGCTTCCGAAATCAGCCGAATCAATCGCCCGCTCTTGTCTCCATTGAACACTACGGCATCGGTTCTGATCGCCGACAACTCGGATTCTTCACCGAACTTGCCAAACTGAATCAGCCTCGACTTGGTGGACCTCACCACGGACATTTCTGCGGCGAGGATTTCAAACGTCACAAGGCTGTCGCAGTAGGATGTCAAATCAGCAGCGGCGTCCGGTGGATAAACAGAAGTCCGAGCGAGGCACAATCGTTCCTTTCCTTCCTCTGCCGGAAACTTCAGGTGCGGGCCGATGAACCGTCTGGGCTGGTTGTGGTAGGCGGTCAACAAGTCCCGCTGCCAGCCTTTCTTGAGCGGCACGCAATCCGCCTCCATGTAGAACCACGGGCAGCGATAATGCCGCTGCACATGGGCGGCGGCATGTTTGAACAGGTGGTTGCAGCCTTCGACTTTGCCGGTGTCTGGCCGCGCTGTCACCGCGCAGATGTCCACCGTGGCAAACGCGACTTCGGCGGACAGCTTCACCTTCATTATCATCTCCCCATGCACGTCAGGCGACGGCACGAGCAGACAATGGCCTTCCGGCTGCCGACCATTCAGGTGGAAAATAAAGTCGCAGAGCCTTTCGGCCAATGGCGCATCCCCGACCGAGAATGGAATGACGATCAAAAGGAGGTTCATGCTTTTTTGAAAGGGTAAACCCGGTTTAATATGCCGGTTGAAATATCGAGTTTGTACCGAATCGTTGATGGCGGAGAATCATTGGAACATTTCAAAAGCAATCCCGTGCCGTCCGGTCGAAACCATAATTCAAAATCGGCATTGATCCAATCTGGATTTTTAATGGCCCGTGGCACTTCCTCCGACTTTGACATTGACGCACCTCCGGCTGGAGATGCGGCTAGAGCAATCGCAGCCAGAGCGGATCGTTTCAGGAATGTGCGCTTGTTCATATTTTCGATTCGGATAAAATCCAGCATGACGGGTGATACTTGTCACGCTCATTGGCTTCTGGCAAACATAAACGCAGGGGAACGTGAACTTTGAGACGCATCACGCAACCGCACGCGGAGCAAATGTGAAGCGATTTTTCCCCGTCCACCCTGAGATTCAGGTGGTTTTTCAATTCAACCTGCTTTTTTATGGCGTCCGCAATGGATTCGATCATGTCCCAATCCTTCACGTTCATCGGGCATTTCAAGCACACATCCGCCCGCGACTGGGCAAGTTCATTGCCCACCGGCATACCACCGGCGCCGAGCCAGTCGGTCAGCGTCTTTGCTCCGCTGATAAGTTGTGAAGCGCGCTCGAAAAAGTTCATCGGTCCAAAGTTTTTCCGCACTTGGGGCACCCCCAGCCAATCCATTTCTGGCTGGGGCACGTCGCGCAGAATCGCGCGTTCATCAGCGTGCCGCAGGCGGGACACGGATTGTTCGTGGCGGGACCGGATTTGACTTGAATCGTGCCGTCGGTGCAGAAACTTGGATTGTTGCCCAGCCGGTTGCACTGGTACACGTCTAGTTCAGCAGCGACGTGATCTAACGAAAGAAACTGCGGCTGGTTGCGCGGATACAGATTCTCGTTGGCCAGCCGGTGACGGATGATGGCCCGCACTTGGCCGTAAAATGTGTCCTCCATGCCGGGAAATTTGAATCCTGTGCGTCCGTCCGTAAAGGGGTAGCCACCCGGGGGATAAGGACCGTCTCGACGGATGAGTTTCATGGAGTTTTTGCAGCTTCTTCCACTGGCGTTTGCTGCTTCAAGAATTGACGATACTGACTCAGGGCCACTTGCGCGTTGCCGTGCATCTTTTTACGTTCTTCCAGCGCGTCGGCGTAAATCTTTTTCTGATCGGCGGTCAGCGTGGCGTAGAACTTACGGTCGCTTTCCTGAGTCCCGGTAAAGGAGCGGTTGCCATAGTTTCGAGCAAACCGCTCCAGCTTTTCCACATCTGTCTTTCCTTCACGGATGGCCACGGCCATTTCTTGTGCTGCTTCCTTCGGGGATTGATATCGCAACGCGAGTTTGACCCCACGATACGGGTCTTTGTCCGGGTCGTAGATGAATTCCCCCGGCTCCACCTTGCCGCGCGCCTTGTTGAAATCCTGCGCCAACTTTCCGATGGTATCGGTGGAAGCGGAACGCCGCTCGGTGATACCGATGGAATTAAGGAAGGATTCCCATAAATTTTGCTCGCGCGGATTCAGGACGCCGCGAAGGGAAATTGGCACAATCGTTTTGCCTAAATCCTTTACCTGTTCCAATCTGGAACGAGTGCGTCCAAACGCATCACGCCCGGTCAATCCTTCCATTGCTGTTCGCCCATAAATCGGATTCAGGCGCGTGTAAAGAAACTGGCCCGGGTTCGTCGCCAGATGAAGCAGGTCGCCCTGAACGGTTCGCAGCGAGTACGCCTTTCCGTTGTGAACGATGTTGAAGGCGTTCTTGCGTTCCATGTGCCATTCGTCGTCCAGCACCTTGTTCATTATCCTAGCGGTGAAATAAAGCGTGGCCGCGCCCAATGCCAGCGCCTTGAATTGTTCCCGGCCATACTGGGTACCCGCCTGAGCAACAAAGCGACTGCGTGCCTCCAGAAAGTCGGGCGCGAGTAATGCCAACCTAAGAACGTCCTGTGTGGTTTTGCTCCGTCCCAGCATTTCGTAGTTCAACTCACCAAAAGCCGAATTCATCTGGTTGGCCGTCAGATGATACAGTTCATTCTCGCCCAGTTTGGGATAGCTGGCGCGATTGCGCTCCAGTGCGTGCAATCCTGTGGCTACTTTCAGGCGCGGAATGTAGCTATTGAACAACCAGTCGTTGTAGGCCTGAAGTTTCGGGCCAAGGCTGGGGATATGGCGCGTCAGCGATGATCCAGTGAGTCCTTCGCTGAACAACTCATAGCCCCGAGAATCACCCACAACCAGTCCGCCCCGAACCAATCCGCTCACATCTGGATTCTGAAAATCAATCTCTTTGACGGGCTTGAAATTGCGGTGTTCCCATCCGTGAACCGTGATTTGAACCGGGTGGAAGCCGGACAAATCCAGCATGGTCTGTTTGACCGTGCTGCCCAACGCCAATGCCCCGCGTCCGATTGGGTTTTGGCGCACCGATGAACGCTCGAATAATGTTTTTACCTGCTTGATAGCGTCGGGATGAATCAGCACGTCGCCCTGTACGAAGATCGGTTTTCCATTCTCGTCTGCCGTGGCCCACTTCCACTTACGCAGCGCCGGATGATCGAACGGTTTGAAGTCGCCCCGGTTGTTGGCCGGTGTCTCGGTGTCGGTGGGCTTGAACGACCGCTTGATAAGCGTGGCCTCCGTCTCGCCTGACTCGCCCTCAATCTTTTTGCCCATACCGCCCACGTCAATCATGGGCCTGCCGTCGGGCATCTTAATCTGCATCATCGCCTTGACCGCCTGTCGGTCGGCAATGGCCTTGTTCAAGGAAAGGTCGTAGGCGGCGACCCGCTTGATGAAGCTCTTGATGGGTTTCAAACCGGCGCGTTCGGCCTCAAAGTCGTATTGAAACACGCGCTGTTTCGCCAGCGCGGGACGCCCGGTGAAAATGCCACTCCGTAGTTCAGCGAGCACCTTCTGTTTCCACGGCGAATCGGCCTCATAGGTGCGATGAATGTAATCCTCAATACCGTCCTCCAGTACCCCGGCGTCAATGGCATCCTGCAAACGCGACGCAAAGTAATTCTTCACGTTCTGAGCCAGCGTCTTTTGCTCGGGAGAAAGACTCTGTGCTTTTTCATATCCTGCTTTGTAACGAGGCTTTGTCTCTGCGGCACCAAGCGCAAGCAAATCGGGATTGCCGCCCGTGTCAATCCAGTTGGAAATTGCCTCTTGGTCTGTGGAGTTTGGAACGGCCTTTTCCGCGCTCTTGACCCACTTGCGGGCGGTCTGAGCCGACTCGGACAATGCCAGATGGCGGTCGCCAAGAGCGGCCTTCCACGAATCCCACACTGGATAATTCACCAGTTTGGCCTTGAGATATTGTGCGGCGGCTTTCAGACCCATCAGCCCTTGACTGACACCATCCTTCGCCTTCTCAACCTGTGCGCCCAAGTCAAATGCTGCCGATGCCTTGTCCGTGGCCGGAGAGGATTCCGCCAGCGTTTTGACTGCATCGGTAAGTTGCGCCAGTTCGGGCTTCAAAGGCTCTCCCGGCGTCGCCGCGCCCATGCCAACGACCTCTTTTACAAGTGGCGACCCGGTTGCAGGATCAAGCGGAGTGGTTTCGATTTCTCCCGGCGGCAGCGGGGAAGATGTATCAGTCCCCGCCTCCAACTCAGCCAGACGTGACTTCTGTGCCTCAGTCATTTCCCGGCCTTGTTCACGCTTCAAACGCAACCTGCCAAGCTGAGACGCATCGAAATCAGATAGCGGCTTGGCGAGCGACTCCGCTCCTTTGTTTGTCACGCTTGCGCGTTCAGCCTCGCCCAAAGTCAAAATTCCTTCACCGTGCTCGTTGACCTCAAGTTTACCGAGCGATTCGAGCAATGCGCGCCCTTGTTCTGTAGGCAAAAACACCTTTATCTGGTTGCTGCCCTGAACCTCCGCCAATTCACGAACGACTTTTGAAGCGATGCCGCGCCTTTGGAATTCCGGTTTGACTTCAATCGCTTCCAATACGCCGTCATCGCTGACGTGCATCCAACCAGCGGGCTTGCCATCGGCAAGAATAATGTCGCCACCGTCTTGCGCTGATTCTTTGAGTTGCGACACCACACCGGCCTTGCGTAATTGCGATGGAGTTTTGTCGTTGGCGTAAGTTATCTTCTGTTCCGTCGCGGACGGGACAGGTTCCCCACTAACGGGTGTTAATGGCTGCCCGTCCGCGGCGGGTTCCTTGGGTTTTACTGGAGGAATTATTTCATCGCCGACTTGACCTGCGACCTCACCCGGTCGTGTGGGTTCTGGTAGCCTTGGCTCGGCTTGTGGCTGAATTCCTGCGCCACTTTCTTGGATGGGCACTTGCCTTTCGCCTTCCCCGGCGAGTGGGCGCACATCGCCATGAACTTCTGCTGTCGGCTCGATACGGCTGGCATTGGGTTCTCCTTTGGTTTTTTCTCGCAGCTTCGCGAGGTCAGTCTTGAAATCTTTTACCAGCCCCGGACTTGCTCCATGCTTGGCCAGCAATCCACCCAGCACCAATCCGCCAGCGCCGCTCAACCAGAGTTCTGTCGCCTTTCCGGTGTCGCCTTTTTCAAACGCATCCGCCCCGGCGATGAGTTGTTCAGGTGAATTCTTGAGCATGTCGTAGGCAAAGAAAGAGGCAATGGCGCGTTGTGCGGTCAATCCAAGTTTGGCCGTTCCCGCCGTGGCCGCGCCTTGTGGTGACAAAAAGAAATTCACAAACCCGGCAATGGCGTTGTGCGCTCCCGCAAGCAGGCGTTTGGGCGTGCCGTCGGGCAGCGCAGAAATGGCCAGCGTGAACGGGCCAACGACGCCAATTCCTGGATGGTCACTTTCCTCGCCGGATGGCGTGATGAATCGAAGATGCGGCGAGCCATCGTCGTAAAACTCGAACTTGGCCAGTCCGATTGGCGCTTTGGCCGTTTCGTGGACGAACCGCGTGAAGGCTGATGGCGGCTCCGGTTCCTCAATCGGCATCCCAGCCCCGGCCAAAATGTTCGCCAGCGTCGGTTCGATCTTCTTTTCCGGCGCGATGGTTTCGCGCGCGGGCGGCTCGAACTTCATTCCAATGGCGGCAGGAAGTTTTGGCTTCGGTGGTGGTGCAACGGGAAATTCGGCGGCAATCGGCTTCAAGGATGAATCGTCCAACGGCTGAAACAGCGTCGGGAATTGTTGGCGCGCGAATGGATTGGCCGCTGACAATTCTCGCTGTTGTATTTCTTGCTCTGGCGCTTCCACTTCGCGGCGAAAATTTCCAAAACCGGCGTGTGGGGATTGCGCTACACTGGTTCCGAAAATCTCTGACAGTTCTTCCTCGGTCGGCGGTGAATCGCCATCCAAGGTGAAGCTTCTGCCTGTTTCGGGATCGCTAACATCGTAGGTTGGCATGTCATCGCGGAGTTACAAGGAAACGGCCTACCCGCATCGCATTGGTGGACGAAGCCGGCCCTGTGACCCTACTCGTCCGGTTGGTCATGGAAAGAAACGGCGGCACGTTGGTCCCTTCGACGACAAAACGAGGATTTATCGTCTGCCGTACAGTTTCAGACTGCGATGCCGTTGGCGGCTTTGGTGGCGCAAATTTCCCCTGCTTTTCCAGCCATGCTTTTGTAAGATCAGCCTGCTGTTTTAGCAGGTCGGCTTCTTCCTCCGTCTCAGCGAGTTTCACGGCCTCCATCTGGGCCTTCCAGAGCGCCGTGTTGCGCTCAAGGGTGGTCAGATTGGGCGGGCGTGCTTCCTTGGTGGTCGCGGCGACCGGCTGGGGATTCCAGCGTTGGTTGTAAGCCGACCACGCCTCATTCCCCGCTTCCGGGGTGTAAGTGTCAACCAACTGACTTCCGACAACGGGCTTGCCTTCGCTGTCAAATTGGTCCGGGACGTTGAAGAATTCGCGGCGGAATCGGTTCCTTTTCAAACCGGCGTCGGTTTCGTAAGCCTGCGCGTAGTCATCCGCCTTTTCCGCCGCCAAACGTCCCGCCTGTTCAACGGCGTTAGCGTCCACCGGGCCGTACTTGTCAAAAGCTCTCCCGGCGTAGTCGGGCCGGTCCCACGCATTGTAATCCATCGAGGAATAATCCTCGGGCGGTTGCGCTTCTTCCTCGGGAACGAACAGCCCGCGATGGCCGCGTATGGTGACTTGAAATGGCATGGGTTAAATATTCCCGTAAGTGGTCCAGCGCGGGACTGCACTGTTTGGATACGGATCGTAAGCAGTCGGGCCATAACCGAATCTGGGTGCCGGGCTATCGCTTTTTCCGCCCGAACCACCGCCAGTAAAAGCCGCCCCGTAAATGGTGCGGCGCGGTTCGGAGGTTCCAGGCATCTCATAACCCGCCTGTAAAAAGGCCAGAACGTCGCGCATCTTTTGCTCCCGTTTTTGTTGCTCCAGTTGTTCGCGTTGCAGGCTGAGATTCTGTCCGAACTGGCTGCCGCGCTGGGCCAGTTCATCCCGGTTCAAGCCAAGCTGTCCGGTTTGCAACGCCAGATTGCCGCGCGAGATTTCAAGGTTGCCAAGACCCAATTCCCGGCGCAAAGCGTTCTCCGCGTCAAACTGGCGACGGCCCTCCGCCGTCGTGGTGTCGAACTCGCGGGCGCGTTCCTGACTGGCGATGTCGAACTGGCGTCGGCCTTCCGCCGTGCTTACGTCAAATTGACGCCCGCCCTCGGTCAATGCGCGGTTGCGATAGTTCAAATCTCCCATGCCCAGATCGCGGCGCAACGACAGATCACCCTGTCCAAGCTCCCGCTGCAAACCTGTGCTCTCGTTGAACTCGCGCGCTTGCTCCAGATTTTGAATCGGCAGCGCCCACCGCTTGTAGGCGATTTCGTCGGAGTTGTTCCGGGCGTTGAGCACCGGGCCAAGGATGGAAAGCAGGTCAATCATAATCAGTAACCTCCCATGCTGCGACCTTGCGGCCTCGCTGGAAGCCGGCTCGTATCAACCGCCGGCAAGCCGGAGAATCCGGAGCCGTAATTGTTGTACCGGCTGGTGTAAAACGCATCGCTGGGCGACCATGCGTTTGTGTACCGGCTGTAATCGTTAAGACTGAAAGTTGAGGGATCAACACCATAAACTCCGCCATCATCTCCGGTGAATCCTCCCCCGCTTCCCCCCACACCACCCAGCAATCGGTTGAGCAATTCCTTCTGTGTGTTCCATTGTTCTCGGTCGAAGCCGAGCGTCTGGCCAAATTCCGAACCGCGTTCCGCCCGGTCTGCGGCGGATTCCTGCTGGCTGATGTCCTGCCCGCGATAGCTCGTCATCGGGCCACTCACGCCGCCTATCAAGGCGAGCAACCCTTCCAAGCCCTGCCGCTTGCGCTGTTCCGCCTTCTGGCCGTACAGGTCATATCCCCGGTTGCGGACGAACTCGCTGCCGGGCATCCCGCTACCGACGCCGAAATAGGCGTTCTCCGTGCGGGTCGCATCGGCGGAAGGCAGACCGTTCAAAAGCTGGCCGACATTGCTGCTGGCCGAACTTGTCAGATCGGCAAAGCCGGGAATCAGTTGGGAGAAGTCCGCTCCAAGATTGCCCGCGCTGCCCAGACCGGGAATCGCGGGACTCAGGTTGACACCTTTGAGTTTCGCCATAAATCAAATCGGGTTTCCGATGCGCCCCCCCATCACACAATCCACCAGCACGGGCGTCTGCTGAGTGGGCAGCTTGTCGCGTAACTGGAAGTTCAGTTCGCGCACGGCCTTGAGCCATTTGATTTCCGCCGCATCATCCTGATTCGCGTTCTCGAAACGAATCGCCTGCATCCCGAACTTCAACGCCGACCAGTTGTCCAGCAGCAGAAAATCATTCTCGTTTCGCAGCGGCAGAAATTCCAGCTTCACCAGCGCGTCGAGATAAAACCGTTTCACTCCGTTGCTGTCCCGGCAATCGTCCGGCAGACAGAAGTTAAGCAACCGCGAGCGGCGGCGCCGCGGGTTCGTCTCGTTCGGCTCGAACACTGCCAGATCGTGCAGCAAATCGGTGGTCGCGTCATATTCATAGAGATACGCCATGCCCTGAGTGGCTTCCCGAATGATGCTGGTGATTTCCGTCACCCGGATGGATGTGGACACAAATGGCGCGGCGGCGGTCAAAGTCAGACCATCGCGCCACTGGCCATTCACCTTTTCCTGCAAGGGCTGCCCGCCAAACTGTTTGCCGTAAAGCGTGATGGTCTTGCCCACGTCGTTGCGCTTGACGACGTAGTAACGGATGAGCTTGCCTTCGCTGCCGGTGATGTCGTTGTGAGCCGGCCCGGGATTCGCGTCCTCCGCCACCAGTTCGGACCCGAACGAGAAATTTCCATTGGGACCGTAACGATAACCCGCCTCATGCACTCCCATGATTTGATACCACTTGTTCTGCATCCAAGCTTGTCCAGTGCGGCAGGACCGCAGGCCCAATACGGTGCCCACGCAGCGCGGCCAGGTGATGTAACAGCCCGTGAGACAGAAGCGAACCAGTTGCTCGGTGTCGTACCAACCTCCCCGGCGCAGGAGCCGTTCCTGAACCTCGTTGAGCAGCCCGACAAACTGGGCCGAGTCCGCGCACACCCCGGCCACGTCTTGCAGCGAACCGTTGACGCGGGCTTCGGCGAGTGTAAATCGGTACGACACGACAGTTGTTTCAGTCCAGTTAGCGTTAAAGTCAATTCATTTCCTCATGTGAGAACGTGGATGCCGGTGTCGAACACGAAATAAACCCGGCTGTTGGCCGTGCAATACGCCGCCATGTTGGAGTTCAATCCGTTCGGCATTGCGATGGTCGTTTCCAATGTTGCCGGGTTGGTGGGGGTGTACACCTTGACCGCCCGAGGGTTGTTGGAAGCGATACCGAGATACCATCGGGACCGGCAAAGATGATCAGCCGCTCCGATCAAATTTTCCGGCACACCCAAGCCAATGCTGCCCACCACCGTATCGGTCAACGGATTGATGATGTGGGCGGTGTTGGCATTTCCCCGATGATTGGACACCAACAATCCGGCGATGGCTGAATAAAAGGTAAAACTAACCCCCTGGGTGAAATCCAGTACCGGAATAGTCACCGAGCCGCTCGCAGTAAGACTGGCGGGATTGATGACCTGCATGTTGCTGAAACTGGTGGCCAGATAAATCCGGTCGCTGTTGGATGCGTAAGCCAAAAAGCCATCGGTGGCCGTGCCTGAATTGTAAATGGTGCCGTCAAAAGTTCCGCTGGCGCAGTTAAACGCGCACACATGTCCGCTGCCAGGGATGGCGTCAGAAATGTAAAGCCGGTCCCGCAGCGCATCATAAGCCAGTCCAAACCAGACCTTTTCCTCCGGGAAGTTTATCGTGCTGACCGCCAGGGTTGCTGGATCAATGATGTGCAGCAGCGCGGTCGTTCCCTCGCTCACGGCGTAAATCTTGTTCTGGCCGGAACCGTAGGAGATTTGATTGATACCTTCCTGCCCGGCGAAAACCAATGTGTTGACGACCGTGTTGGTCGCGCAATCCACGACAAACAGGCTTGGATTGGTCGTCATGCGCTGACCGACAAACATGCGATTGTCCTGTGGCGCGTAGGCTATGCCAAACAGGGCGGCGCCACCCGTGGCAATGACGGTTTCAATCGCGGGGGTGCCGGAACAATCTCCGCAGTGCAGGGCGCCATCCATCAAGACACTGTTCACAAATTCATCCAGCGCTGCCTGCGCCAGCGCGTTCGCCGCCGCCTTGGTTGCCGCCCGGAATGTGTTTGCCGCTCCGATCAGGCAATTCAATTCCGCATCGAGGGTGATCCACCCGGGCAACGTGCCGTCAAAATTGAGGCTCTGTTCATCGCCGCAGTCCACACAGAACTGCACCGGGTCGTTTCCGAAACGCGCGGGAGGTTCGGGTGGAAGTGCGGGCGGCAATGGCGCGGGCGGCAAGCCTTGAAGATTGTAACTTCTGAGATCGTCCGGCGGGACGCAGATCAATGTGTTGCAACGGCGGCAAGCACTCATAATCAAGCTGGAATGATTTCCACCAAAATGTCGCACTGCCCGATGGCCGCAAAAGTATCATCAATGAATTGAAAAAAAGCTGGTGAAGAAATTTGCAGGCCGATGACCTCCCCGGCCAGATACGGCCCGATTACCACGACCGCTGTGGAACCAATCGTATCACCGCTGAAAAAGGCGGAGGTGCCTGCGCCATAAACCGGCGGATCGGCGCTGGGCTGGCTGGTTACAGAAATTCCTTCCCCGGTGGCCCCGGGCACTTCGGCGGTCAAGGTGGCTGTGACGCGCACGCGATAATCCGCATCACAGTCGTAGCAGACATCTTCATTGGTGCGAAACACGGCATAGTTGAGGATTCCCACCCCATCCTCAGTGTATTCACTGGTGACGTTGTAATGGCCGTTGGCTCCAGCCATCGCCGTGTCGAACGTGACGAGATAGCCTTCCGTCTCACCGCTGTATTCAAAATTGGTCGTGGTATTCCACGTCATGTCCCCGATGGGCGTCTCGGTGCAATCCGGCGCGCAGACCAGATCACCCGCGATCACGGCGACGACGACGAATTCATTCAAGGCGATTTGCGCCAGTGCCGTCGCCAATTCCTGAGTGCTGGCATGATGGCTGTTGGCGGCACCGACGAGACAGTTCAACCCGGTGTCGAGCGTAATCCAACCCGGAAGCGTGCCCGAGTAGGTCAGCGTGTTTCCTTCCTCGCACTCCACGCAGTAGGTCACGGCGGCATTGCCAAACTGAGGAGCGGGTCCGGCTTCATCCGGCAACGGCAGATCCTCACAGACCGGCGCGCAAACCGGCGGGGCGAATTGCAGGACCGGCTCGGGACTGGCGGCAATCCGCGCGCCCATGAACCGGCAATGGCCGGTGAACTCGAAGCGCAACTGGAAGAAATGACCCGTGCGCAGGGGGCGGTTGTTGCCGCTCTCACACGGAATCGAGGATGGCTCGCCCAACCCCAGCCGCGTGAGATAGCCAGGTTGTGCGTTCGTCGGCACAGTGTCGGCGCATACATCGAACTCGCGCCAGTCCACCCAGCAGGGATAAAAGTCGGGGCGATATTGCACCTTCACATGCACGGTGCCCACCATGTCCTGCACCATGAATTCTCCATCCATCAGCCGCGCCAGTTCCGTCGGTGGCTTGGCCTGCGGGCCGAACACCAGTGGCGTCTCAAAACCCCACTTGATGCGCGTGCTGCCATTGTCGAATTTTTGAGGGCTGGACGAGGGCAGCAGTTCGTAAAGTTCCAGCCGGTTGGTGTCCAGATTGAACGTGATGGCGAATCCGCGGCTGGTGCCGTCAAACAGGCCCGACACATTTTGCAGGATGTTGAGTCCCGTCCACAGTCCATCATAAGCCGGCGGAGCTTTGCCGCGCAGATTGGAGAGCAGGTCGAAATTGAGGGCGACCACGCCTTGATGAAACACGCCCTGTCCTGACACGGCAGGAGCGGCACTGGCAAGCAGGCGGTTGTCGAACACGACTGAGCTTCCGTAAGAAAGCAGTGAACGATTGTCGTTCTGAAACACCCGCGCCATCTCGCGGCTGATAGGGGTATTGCCCCACTCGCCGAAATCGCGCCGGGCAATCACGAGCGATCCCAAACCCTCAATCGAACGGAAAATCGTGTCGCTGTTGGCCAGTACGGTCGAGTTTTGCGCCAATGGTCCGAAGCCGATGAGCGCGGCGGTCAGAATCGGCCCGTTGATGTTGGGCAGGCTTGAAAAATCCACCGGGGCGAGACAGGAATACATTCCCTGATCGGTGCCGATGATGAGCGCGCCCTGGCCCAGCGACACATCGAGCGTCGCCGTGAAATTCATGGACGAAATGATCGTGCCGCTGGTGGGGATGCGGAAATTTCCGCCCCGGAAAGTCAGTTCGGTGTATTTCAACACCGCATCGCGGTACTGATTGGCCGGCGTGCCCGAGGCTCCACCCACCGGGTCGCTGACGATGAAACTTAAACCATCGGTCAGACACATCCAGTTTTGCCCCAGCCCATACGCGCCCATGCGCCCGGCGGGAAGTTCGGGCACGGAAAGAATATCCTGCGGCAATGGCGTTACAGCCACAACAGAAACATCGGTGAGGTTTATTAGATAGAGCGTGGTGCTTGGAGCGGGTGGTGTGGCGTAGGAAACGGAGTACTGGTCCAATCCAATCCATGCTGTTTGGTTGTTTGGCCCCGAATACTCCAAGTCAATCGTCACGTTAACCATGCCATTGGTGGCTGGATTGATAAAACTGGCCGTGATATTTCCCAACAACACATTGGGCGAAGTCACATTGGCTCTTTGAATCAAAACAGGCGCTGGGACAAAATAAAGCGTGGATGGCAATGGCGACACAACATAAGTCACAATGGCTGCGTGGCCATTGGGTGCAGGCGGCCCAATGGAATAAACCCGGCAGATCCTCCCGTCTATCAGAAGGTCCAAGCCAATCGAATAATCGCCGGGGCGACGGCTCACGAATTCAAACGCCCAACCTGTCGGATTTTCGGCGCTGGCAGTGGTTGGAAAGAAGGGGCGGCTTATATCGTCACGCTCCATATAATCAGATCGAATCATCAAGGAACTGCCGCTTGGAACCGTCGCACCAACTGTAGCGTGCGCGTTGGTGAGAATAATCGAATAGGATGGTGTCGGTGAAGAACTTTGCACCGGCTGATAGTACGCATTGTTGAACAGCACGGGCACGTTGAACGGACCGGCGTAGGCAGCCGCCGTCGTCACGGTCATTATTTCTCCAATCGCAGGAGGAATTCCAGTGGCGGGGTCCACTATCGCGGTGACGCTGGCAAGCACCGTGGAAGGCCCATAACTTCTTCGCGCGGAAACTCCATCGTAAAAAATCGGCAGCTTCGCCGTGCCATCCGTGATGATGAGCCATTTTTCCGCCTGCCACATCCAGACCTGATTGGTGGTCGCGTCGTTCGGATCGCCCGGAATCGTGACTTCGCTGGCGGTGCAGGTGCCGCCGACGATGACAAAACGAAAGAGCCGCCCGGAGATTTGTGCCAGCACGGAGGATGGCCCGAAGTCTGGCCGGTAGAAACCCGCGCCTTGAAAGAAGCCCGTCTCAATCGCGGTCTGCAACACCGTGTCGCCGTTGTAATTGATGGGACACTTCTGTACCGGAGGACGCGGTTGGATGAAACCGCCACGCATCGTGGCATTGAACGCGAAGGCGAGTTGGTTTTTGGCGAGGAGGATTGGCTCCACGCCCGAATTCATGCCCGCGTCAAACGCACCGAGCAGGTCGTAGAAAATCTTTGGAGCAATGGCAGCCACATCATGTCAGCGCGATTATCAAATCTTTCACATGATCGGCCAGCGAGGCAATGGCGTTGGCCTCGTCCATGTTTTGCACGCGAATCAGCAACACGCCGTCACCGGCGCTGAACACCGTTCCGCCCGCCGCCACTTCCACCGACAGCGTGTCCGTGGCCGAGCCGGTGTTGGCCGCAGTCACGGCGGTGCCGGCGGTCAGTTCGCCCAGCGTATCCGTGCCGGCCAGCGTGATGGTGACAACACCTCCTGTGACATTGGTGGTGCCGATTTCCAGATTCAGCACCTGACTGGCGGCGGCGCCAGCGCCAATGGTGGTGGTCACAAAGGACACCGAAAGAATCTTGAAGGCAAACCCGACCACGTAATTGGTCATCAAATCCGCCGCCGCATTGGTCATGGAGGCCAGCGTGATGGGAAAGGACAACGTGAACACGCCCGCGCCAGCCGCAATCGTGTCGCTTGCGGTGCCGGTGGAATTGTCGGTGATGGCGGTCGGAAGTCCCGCCGACAAATCCGGCTGCGTGCCCGCCGGGGATACCTGTGCGCCGGCGGTGATCGTGTTGCCCGAAGCCGTGTTGCCGTCGTAATCGAGGTATTGAAGCACCAACGACCCGCTGCCCGGCTTGGACACGACCGAAAACACGCCCGCGCCCTCGACAAACACATTCTGTCCGACCGAAGCCCAGGTGGAATCTCCAACGAGCACGGTGACATTGGAGCCAATGGCGGGCACCGTGAAATCCGCCGTCGTCACCGTGAACGCATTTACACCGTCGCTGCCGGCATCGCCTTGGGAACCTTCGACGCCCGGAATTTCCACCACCGCTGGCGTGGGGCATTTACAGTCACAAGGATTCGCGGCACTCATAAAATGGAGGTTGAATTGTTCCGGCTCATGGCTCATTACTACCGCAGACACGCAGCATGTCAACTGTTTCCAAATACGGTCTAAATTTCCCCGAGGGCACGGACGACTCCCAAATCGAGCAAAGCATGATCCGCGAAGGCGGACAGTGGAAAGGTCCCGGCGGCATCGTTCGCGGGCACGGCCTGTTTTTCCACTACAAACGGATGTTCCGGCTGTTCTGGCCCGAGGATGACGACCACCGATGGGAGGATGCCGAGCTTCAAGCCATACTCGACAACCAGTTCACGACGTTAATGGGGTCATCGGGGAGCGTTAAAACGACGACCGCCGCAAAATTCATCCTCTGCTTCTGGTCAACATGGCCGGATGAAACTACAGTACTCGTTTCCTCAACCGATTTGCGCGGTTTGGAACTTCGCGTGTTTGGCCGATTGAAGGAACTGCACGAACGAGCCAAGAATCGCTACGATTGGTTTCCGGGCTTCGTGCTGGACTCAAAAAAGGTCATCGCCACGGACAATATCGAGGAAACTCAGGCGCGCGATCTGCGTCAGGGCATCATTTGCATCCCGTGTATCTCCCCTGGTGGCAGCTTTGTCGGACTCGGCAAGTACATCGGTATCCACAACACGCGATTGCTGTTCGTGGGTGATGAGTTCCAACTCATGCGCGAGTCAATTCTCGACGCCATCCCAAATCTGCTCAACAACCCCATCGCCAAGTTCATTTTTCTCGGCAACCCGCTTGCTCAAAACGACCCGCTCGACCGGGTGAGCGAACCACGCGAAGGCTGGTCGTCCATCGGTGTGCCGACCAAAACAATCCGCTGGCGCACCAAGTTCATGGATGGCCTCTGTTTGAATCTTCCGGGTCTGGACAGCCCGAATTTTGATTTTCCAGAAGACAAACCAGACCGGTTTCCGTACATGGTTGGCCGACGCAAGGCAACACTCGTGGCGGAAACCTACGGCAAAGACTCGCAACAGTATTGCTCCCAGATTCTCGGGGTGCGTGTCACCGGATTGACCGCGCGCAAGGTCGTAACGCGAGAACTCTGCGACCAGTTCCATGCGTTCGACAAACCCATCTGGCGCGGCGATCCCCGGACGAAAATTTACGCCGTGGACGCCGCTTACGGCACCATCGGCGGCGACCGTTGCATTGGCGGCTGGATTGAATTCGGAGTGGACACGGACGGCCATCAACTTTTGAACATCGGCCTGTGGAAATTGATTCCGGTATCGGCGCTGTCAAAGATTCCTCCTGACGACCAGATTGCGGAGTTTGTGAAACAGGATTGCGAGTCGGAAGGCATCGAACCGGAGAACGTGTTTTTCGACGGACGCACTTTGCTGGCAACAGCCTTTGCCCGCATCTGGTCGGCCAAGGTCAATCCGGTGGACTTTGGCGGACGCACGACCAATCGCCCCGTCTCAAACGACATCCACATCTTTGACGACAAGACGGGTCACAAGCGGTTGAAACTTTGTGCCGAACACTACTCAAAATTCGTGACTGAACTCTGGTTCTCCGTCCGTTATTGCATTGAAAGCTCGCAGTTGCGCGGCATGACGGAGGAGGTCCTGAACGACGGGTTCCCGCGCGAGTGGAAAACTGTGCGCGGCAACCTGATTGAGATTGAAACCAAACGGGAGATGAAGAATCGCACTGGAAAAAGCCCGGACTTGTTCGATCAACTGGCAACTGCCGTGGAAGGAGCGCGACGACGGGGATTTCAGATTGCCAAGCTCGGCGCGGCCCACGCCAAATCGAAAGAACCCGACTGGCTGGAAAAACAGCGCAAGGATTACGAGAAGCTGTTAAGTGACCGAAGGCTTCAAGCGGCCTGAAATGATTGATTTCCGCCGTTTCCACCGCTGGCGCGCGATATTCGCCGCATCGGTATAGTTCGACCCGTAACCCGGAGGCCCCTGCGCGTTGCAGGACAGACAAACGACGCGCACGACGACATGTTCCGAGGTTGAGGTCACATCGCAATTGGTGCTGCCGCAGAATGGGCAGGCGCCGGTCATTTCCTCCGGTTCTTTCTCCACGCCTTCGCCAGCGCGGGCAGTGCGGGCGTCGCGAATTGCGCCACGTCCTCGCATATTTGGACGAACTTCGAGTGGTCGAAGCTGAACAGGTAGCTGGCGGTGTCGCCCACGTAGCCGTCCTGCTCGTAGCGTACTCGAGCGCGTGTCATTGCCATTTCAAACGTCTCATGCAGCAGAATTGAAACGCAATGATCCCAGTGGTTCACCGAGATGCTTACCTTGATTCGGGCGGGCGATTTGTCGTCGGGCCGCGTGTAGAAGTAACCGCCACGCTCATTGGTAATCGCGTAAAGCTCGACGTTTTCGTGGCCCAGCGAAAACGTGCCGATGAAGATTTGGCTGTCATGCTTCTTGGGATTCACAAAACTTCCTCCGCGATTCGTACGAGCGCGCCCGGTTTGTTGACTTTGGTTTCAAGTGCGGTCACGGCGATGGCCAAAGCTGACCAAAGATGGGAACTTATCCCGTACAGCGGGCCTTGATTTTTCTTCGTGCCCACGATGCCGAATCGGTCAATTATAGCCTGCCGGATGTTCGGGTCTTTGGCTCTCATGTTTCCGCACAGGTGAAGCTTCACGTCGCGCCGAAACACGAGAATCGCGTCTTGGCCTGTGATGATTTTCCATTGCTGGTAGAATCTTCCAGTCCAAAGGCATGTTTCAAATACTTCCCTGCCAACACTCATGCCGTAACTTGCCACCATTTCAATCGCGAGCGCGTTTTTGGTGTCCGAAGGCTCGTTTGAGATGCGTTGTATGATGACTTCGTTCGTGGCGATCATTCGTTCTGTAACGCAAGACCCGCTCCACAGTATCAGCGCGCTTTCGGTTGTCCCCGGGTCAATTGCAATGATGGTGTTCATGCTGGGATTGTGAGCTTACCGTCGCCAAAGAAGATTGAAGCCGCCGGAAAACCACATGCGCCCTTGTGACCCCCACCACCGTACTTGGTCGCGATGGCTGACAAGTCCAAGTCCTTGCGATGCTGCGCGTGGTAGAGGCTGAACGTCCAGCCGCGCCCGTTGAAGAAGAACGCCATCAGCGCATCGTGCCCCGTTTCGGGAACATCGCACGCGGCGAAGGTCTGCGAGTTGCATCGAGCCGTCGTAAGCGCGAGGAACTTTAATCCCTCAAACTCCACGACAAAGCTCCGCGCCTTGACCATCGCGGCGTCGCGCGTCTTGTAGCACTGCATGGCCGAGCGACCTTCTTCAACGATTCGACCGGCTTCGTCGTAATCACGCACGCCATCACCCGATAAAAGTCGCGGCCAGTCAATTTCAGACTGGCTATCCAGTCCGAATTGGAAAGCGAGGCACGCCTGCCAATCCTCCAACCCATTCGATTGATCCCAAACATCGTACGTCCCGGCAAGCCGCACGGCGAGAGGTTCGGAAACTTTTCGGTCAACGAAGTCTTGCCTGGTTGGCAACTCGCTCAAGGGATGGCCGACTTTGTTCGCATGACACCAAACCCACATGAGCCGGCACGCGGCCACGCCGTCAATGCGGTAGCCTGGAATGTTGGCAGGATGTGATTCGATTGCGGTTTTGTGATGATCCAGCCAGTACCAGTCCGTCCAGTCAATCCAGTCGAATGGTTGTGGCAGCGTCTCCGGTTTTTTGAAATCTAATCCAAACACGCGATCAACCGGCAGGTCGAGCACGTAGATTTTACCGTCTGGAATGGTGAGCGGTTTGTCTGAGAAATCCCAACCGATTAGTTCGGCGTCGGGCAGGAATTTGCGCGCGATTTCCGCACAGAATCGTCCGTCCCAATCCGCGTCATGATAGAACACTGTTGTTTGCATGGAATCCTTTCCTGGTTTGTTTTTCATGCCATGTATTTCGCGCCTTTCGTGGTCAGGTTCAGTCTCCGCGATCTCGAACGCAGGTTTCGCCGATACGCCAGACCTGCTTTTCCCAGTTCTTGAACGACGGCCTCGCTCGGAGAACAAATGAGGCCGGCAAGCAATTCTTTCATTGCCTGCAACGCCTCGGGAGACAGGGAATTTAAGCTCGTTTTCATTTTCATGTTGGTGGTGTTTGGTTGCTTTGCTGGCCGGCGGGAAAGGCGTGCCATGCCACGGTTTCAATCGCCAAAAGTTCTTGTGGCGTCTTTGCCCCAAGCGCAATGACGTGCTGCCACAATTCGAGATTCCAAAGCTGCGCGAAGTCTCTGCGCGCCGCTTGCAACTGTTCCGCGCGATGGGCTAGTTGTGATTCAGTCACGGGGCACATCCTCTCTGCTTATCTTCGAGCCGCCGAAAGCCAGTTCCTCGAACCTGCAGTACGATCGGTGGAACCCAATTTCTTTCGAGTCGGTCGGCCCTTCGCGTTGTTTGGCGATAATAAGCTTCACGGTTGAAACCTCGTCCTTCGCGCCTTTGTCCGGGTGAAGGAAGCAAACCACGTCGGCATCCTGTTCGATTTGTCCCGAGTCGCGCAGGTCGGACAGCGTTGGAATACGGTCCTCCTTCTCGACGGCGCGCGAGATTTGAGCCAGCGCGATAATCGGGATGCGATACCTGAGCGCCGCGAGTTGCAGTGCGCGGCTGACCTTGCCCACGTTCAGGAAATAATTTTCCTCGGAATCTTTCACGCCAACTTTTTGAAGATAGTCCACGACGGCGAGCACGGCCCCGGCCCGCACTTGCGCCCCAAGGTCGGCCAGAATTTCCGAAAGGTCGTAAAGTGTGTCCTGAATCACAAGCTGGTGGGTTTTCAGGCGGTTGGTTTCTCGCCGGATGGAAAAAATCTGATCCTGAGTCAGTTCTTGGTTCTGGATGTCCTGACGCGACACTCTTGATCGTCCCAGCACGAGCCGGCGAAGAAGTGATTTGCGCGGCATTTCTAGCGAGTAATAAACCACGCGCCCCTTCTCCGATACGACATCGGAAAGCTGGATTGCCAGCGCCGATTTACCATTAGACGGGCGTGCGGCAATGACGACCAGCGTGCCAGGGTGAAGTCCCAACGTCGCATTGTCAAACGTGGCCAGCCCGGTTCTCAACCCCCATGCGCTTTCAGGATTTTCGTATTCACTCTCGATGCTCGTGTACACCGCCTCGGCGTGGTCGTGCTGAGATGCGGTTGAGGTTTCTCCAATGGCGTTGAGTTTGCCCGTCACTTCACTGACCTTGTGAGCCGTGGCGCCGGACTCCACAAGTTCTCGCAGTTCAGCCGCCAACCGGACGGCCCGGCGCTTGCGCTCCAATGCTTCCAAGTCTTTCAACCACTCCGGCCATTGATGAACGGAAGTCTGAGCGTTGAGAGCGAGATTCAGCGCCAGACCCCACTCAGGATGCGCGCGGTAGAGCCGATGCAGCCCAACCGTTTCAAGGTCGCACACGCCTTGGGCTATCTGGTCGCGCAGGAAATCGAACACCGACCGCGTGACGCCATCGTAAAACACGTCTGGCTGGATGGCGTTTGAAATGTCGGGCTTTTCGCACACGCAGGCCAGCAACGACCATTCGGTGCGCTCGTCATTGTCCGGTAGAGAATCGTTCATGTGGCCTCCAATGCTCTGATTTTGCGCTGCAACTCGGCGCGGGTATCCGGCGCTGAAATCATGTCGTGTTCCTGTCGCAGCAGCGCCAACTGTTTCTCCTTGTTGGACGGCTCCGGCCTGCCGTTCTTTGAAAGTCTAAATTCCGGGTGTCCCCGATGCGTCTTGGCCTTCCACTGGTGTTGTTCGTTCTTCCATCGGTTGCAGACGTGTTTAACCCAATCCACCCGAACCCCGGCCCCGTCAGCCCCGGAACGCTCATCCCACTTGTCGTACACCATGCGGCAGAAGTCCTCGGGGATGGCAGCGTTCATCGTCATGGCAAAAGCCTTCTTGAAATCAAAAATCTCGCGCCCTTCGCCCCCACCCCCATCCCCAGAAGCATGTACAAAAGCAGAAGCAGAAGCAGAGACAGCCGATGTAACGCTTGATGTGTTACGTAACGCTTTGTAACGCTGCTCATGCTTTTCCCTGTGTTTCCTAACCCTTTCCCTTGTGGCCGTTGCCTTTGGGTCATTGGATAGCCTTTCTCGGAACGACATGTAGTTGAGTATCAGCCATCCGTCGTCGAGTTGTTCGATTCTCCGGCCATCGTTGTCTGGGGTTCGTGATCGAGCATCCGGTTGTTGGAACTTGCTAACAGACTGCTCGCAATGTTCGAGGCTGACGCGGCTCTTTCCAGCCAGCCAGCCGACCGAACCTCGAACGAATCCATCCGCATCCGCCAAAGCCAGGAGCGTGACCCACACCTTGCAGGTTTCCGGGGATTCCTCCCAAATGGAACTGTCAACGATGTCGCTGAAAAGTTTTACGTAGCCAGCCATCGCGTTATCCTTAAGCGCATAGGGATTCAACTCTCTGATACGCCTCGACGTAAATCGCATTGGCGAGCACCAATTCTGATTCAGCTTTCGCCAATTCAGATTTCAAACGGTCAATCTTCTCGGTGAGTTCCACGCAGGCAATATCCGCATCAGTATGTTTGTCAAACAGGTCATTCGGTTTCATGGTTCAAACGCTCAAAACCACCGTCGCTGCGTTGAGATGTCGCAGTGGCCGGCTCGCGCAGGCTCTTTGGCAAGGTCACAACGACGGCGGTTTTGAATTTTCGGAAGTTCACGATCACGCACTGCTTACGGCCAAATCTCAAAATGGCCTGTCGGACTTCCGCCCGACGCCCGCGACTTTCCAATACGGCGGAGGGGGTGTCAATGAAATTCTTATGGGAGAGTGCTTTTTCTGTAAGCCCTCAGTTCTTTCAGAACACCCGGCGCAAGCCGCTTGTACACGAAGTTATTCGTGTAGTGGCCAATCACGGACGGCCTTTGCGTCACTGGGTCGAACGGCCAACGGTTCAACCTGAAAATCTGTTCGTAAAATTCCAGCGGGAAGGTTCGTGTCCATGCTTGTAGCTCTTGGGCGATGAACTTCTCAAGAATCTCTGCCAGCGCAAGCTTTGCCCGTTCCCGCTGGTAGCCAGTCGCCTCATCAATTAACGCGATAATGCCGATGCGAGCCAAACCGCGAACGAGGATTTCACAAGACTTGGCGAACTTGATTTGGTTAGCTCGCAGAATGTCTTGTTCGCGGGCTTTCAGATAGATTTCGCAGACTTGTGGCAAAATCTCAGCGTTGTACCCCCATGCGCGTTGTCCGGTTGGAAGCCGGAATTGGATAGGCTTTGTCGAAGCGGCCAACTCATTGCTAACAAGAGGTTTAAGGTTCTCAGAGTCGAAAAGAGGGCTACCTTTTTCGAGCGGGTCAAAATCAGCGGAACCACGACCGGCAGCGGGCTTTCCAGAACGTCCGATGGCTTCCAACACATTCAGCCCTCACAAGACCCGATGGGTGCATTGCTGTTTGCATTGACGTTGACCAAATGGGGAAGGATTGGGCAGAAAGAGTTGTCACCAAGTTCTTCCTGCCACAATCCGGCGTGGACGCAATCAAACGGAACCCAGAAGGGTCTAAGTTTGAGTTTTCCTGTTTCGCCTCACCCTGAAACCCTCACCCTTGCGGAACTGTCGGGCTTTCCCTGTGAATGGGTCAACGACATGCTCTTGACCGCTTTTGATGAACGCTCTTGCCGTTCTGGTTTCGCTTCGGACCTTTGCCTTATCTTCCATAACCGCTATCTCCACTGTCCACTGGTTTCAGCGCGTCCTTCATGGACACACCGCGCCTTAAAAAGGCGACCAGCGCGGTTATCGTGGGGTTTGAATTCCTGCCTCTTGCAACTTTATGAAATCAAATTAGGACACTGCCGCGCTGTGAAAAGCTGGATGCACCTCTTCCTTTCCGCCGGAATTGACACCTCAAGGTCGTGCAAAATCATCACTGGTTTTGTATCCAATCGGTCAATGTATGTCAAACTCCAATCTACACGTTCCTACATTTGTTACTTTTCGTGTATAACTCAGAGGCAGAGGCAGAAAGAGGAGCGTTACCAGATTCTCATGACACGACCGAACCGATCTTTTCGCTTACATCGAAAACTTTCCAAAAATCCAGCGCGGTCAAAGTAGGGGTGTCACGTACAACCATCCTCGCGCGCAGCGGGGGTATGGGTGGGCACCGTGGGGACGGGTCGGGAGAAAAAGAATGCTTTAGCTAGCTGGAATTAGTACATGCACAATATCAATTATGTTTAGTTGCGTCGCAACGCAGACTTCAGAGAGCCGGCCCAATGAACGCACCGATTGCCAACCCTGACGCGATGCCCGATTTTGCGATGACCGTCAACGCGGTGGTCATTCGCACACACAAGTTCAAACTGCCGGCTCTGGCATGGATGCAGACTGGCTCTGCGCTGGGCTGGCTACAGGTTGTGGCTCTGCCGGCCTGATCGTGCCTTGGACTTGCTTCACTGGCTTCGCTGGCTTCGCTGGCGTTGGACGGTGAGAGCCTGGCAAGGGACGGCCAGCGAGGATTCGCTCTTGTTCGCTCAGGCGTGTTTGTGCGTCCGTCAAGTCTCTGAGCTTGCGCGAGTCCAGCCTCGGCCGTTCAAGCTCGTCTGTGATCGCCTTGGCAACAAGGTCTAATTGACCGCGCGTGCGTGCAAGACATTTGTCCTGGTAGTCGGTTGACGGGTCTTGAACGAGTGTTTCAATCGTTTGGCGAGCTTGCTCCTCCCGTTCAAATCTCAGGCGAGCGGATTTACGCCCCATTTCGGCGGCATTTTCAACGGTGAATTTGGCCATGCGTAAAGCGTTGATAAGCTCGCAACTGTGCAAAGTCAACCGCGTTTGCTATAGCAGAACGAGATTTTGCTGGGTTTGTGCGGAAAACATTGGAGTTTTAGCGGAAGAATAGACCCGGGGCGTACCAGTGGAAACCCCGGGTGTTGCGTTGGTAGTTCCCCCGGTGCTCTGATTCGGGTTTGCCCCGGGTTGTGTGCTCAGTTCATTGATGTATTGTGGGCATGTGAGCAGAGACAGACATTTAGATCCCATCAGGCGATGCAACCCTTGGACTCTGCTCACACTTAGCCCGGATGCGCGCTTGGTGGGGTCTTTCAACAACAAAAGAAAAAAATGACAACTGAAACACTCACGGACCTCGCCAACGAAGGAACTAGCCAGCGGAACATGGGCTGGCTGCAACTGACCATCTCGACCGGCGATTCAACGCGCCAACTGACCAACGCTCTCAAGGAGCAGGGCTGGATGAAGATGCAACCACGGTTGTGGATACGCCCGTGCGTCCGGTTTGGAACACAGTCTGAGCACCTCGCCCGGCTGAAAGACCATGTGCCCTACGCTGCCAATCTCCGAGTCATATTCATAACGGACAAGCAGTGGACCGACTCCGTGACGCTCGTGGGGCCAAATTTTGTACTGCCCTCGAAGGGCCAGTAACCCAACGAACAAATAATATGAAACGCACCGAACTCCAATCCAAAATCGAAGCCACCGACCGCGAAGTGAGCAAGCTGCGCGAAGAGCGCGCCGCGCTGCCAAAGAATGATGACAGTCTCGCTGCGCGCCGGCTTGACACCGAGATCGAAGAAGGTCTGAGATGCATCGCTGAACTCAACGATCGAAAGGAAGCGACCTCATGAAAACCACCATAACCCCCCGCGCCGACGCGGTTAAGCCGATTGCGCCCGTCATGCCCGACAACGAAGACGCGCAGGAGCTTTTGCGCGATCATCCGGCGTTTCGGAAGGATGAACCTTACACGCTCAGTCAAATCATGGCGAACTTCGAGCTAATGAAGCGCACCACGGATGCGGAATGGTGCCGATGGTTCGCTGAATCGGTGATCGAACGAGGCATTGAGGAGAGTCCAACGCTTTTAGCGGCGCTGGAGCTAGATATGGCCTTTCACCGCCGGCTATTTGCCATCACCAGCCTTCCCGACTTCAAGGCGGCTGGCTATATCGGGAGCGGGGACGCCAACGACATGCGCGACTTTCTGTTCGGGCTCAAGCGATCCGCCATCGCCAAAGCGAAAGGCCAGCCATGACCGTCTGCATACATTGGGCACTCCTCGCCATCCTGCTGATCGGTTACTCAGGTTCGATTCTGGCGGCTTTGCTGATTGTAGCCGGTCAAGACGGGGTTGGACCGGTAAAAATGACTGGAATCAAGCGCAGCGCACGGCGCGGGGCATTTCCTCAACTGTCGAGACTCAATCCAAACATCATAATTCACGCATGAACAAATCCGCTTCACTACTCGGGCGAATCGTCCGTAGAGTCTTTGGGCCTGACGCTCCACCACCGGGCTACACTATCGAGACTGACGGCAATCATTTTCGCTGGCGCGATAAAAATTACACAAGCTCGATTGACCGTCCTAGCTATCGAGCGGCGTGCAAAGCGGCATGGCGCTCTGAAATAGACAAACAATGGGCGCGCGAACGAGAGGCAAGGGTTTGGCGCATCGTGAAAGAGCATGAACAAACGCGCACACAACTACTACGTTAGCTTCTCCGCGACCACCGTTCAGGTGGAGGCTGGAAGTTACGACATGGCCGAATTCAAGGCGCGCTTGGAATTGAAGGACTCGGCGCGCTGCACCGGCGTTGTTGACCAGGGGGAAGCTGATGACAGGGGGGGAGATTCCATCGAGGATTAAAAATGAAAACTGAAATTAAAGACGGCGGCCCAGCGTTCCCGCTTTGCACCCTCAATCCGTCGGACGGAACCAAGTTTCTCTGGCAACAGGGAATGACCCTG